ATGGTCAAGGGCTTGCCGTTGGTGGCGTACGCGCCGGGGTAGTAGTGCCGCCACGTTGACGCGACGGGCGCCCCTACCTGGACGCCGTCCTTGAGGATGGTCAAGGTGCCGTCCGCCGCGAAAGAGAACGTGAACCGTCCAACGAATGGCGTCGTCGCGTCCGGGAACACAGATGCCACGGTTTCGATGGTGGACCGGCCACCGTTCGCCAGCCTGATCTGCAACCCGGTAGTGGCCCGTGCGATGAAGTAACCGCCATAGATGGACAGCGGCTCGCTTGTGCTGGTCGATGACGTGGCGAACAGTGCCGCACCGTCAGGGAACACCACGTCATAGTCAATCCGCGCCGTCGCTCCGGCCCCGGCGGAGTCCACCAAGGCCACCGGGGAAGTGGCGTCGGTGACGGACTCGATGGGCGATCCCATCGCGGCGTCCGCGACACCGATGGTCACCCCGCCAAGGTTGGACCGGACCATCCTCTTCGCTGAACCGCCGTAGGTGTTCGTCCCGGAGTAGGGTGCGACGAAGTCAATCGCGTCAATTTCGATGCTGCCCGTGGTGCACTCGATCACGAGAACATCCGGGCCACCCGGGAGGGTTTGGGCGCGGACGCGGGTGGATCGGCCATTGGAGCTACCCACCGGGGCGAGGCTGAAAGACCGGTCGGGGACGCCGACCAATCCGTTCCCGTACCGGATGCGCCCCGTGCCCGTCCCGTAGCTGGGCGAGGTGTAGAACGAGAATATCGGGTCCGTGGGCGAGTTCGCGTCCACGGTGAGCATGACCTTCTGGCCGGCGTCGATCTTGATGGTGAACCCGTCGCGGCTGTTCGTGGTCCGGTCCGGGGTGGTGTACGTGCCGCGGAAGTAGTGCGCGAGCGGGTACACGGTGTTGTTCGGGCCGACCGTGGGCGGGTTGACGCCGAGCGGCCCGAGGAACGCGGCAAGCCTGACGCCAATAGCCGCGTAGGCGGCGGCGGTCAGGTGCGTGCCGTCCGACTGTGTAACCCTGCCTGTCGGGAGCCCGGTCAGTAGTGAGGACACGTTGATAAACGGGACGCCCATCTTCGCCGCGACACGCGCCATCGCCTGGTAGCGGGCCCGCCGTGCACCCGCTTCGCCTGCCCCGTAGTTGGAGTGCCCGCCGATAATGACCGGCTGTGATCCGCGTGCCAGGGCACGGTCGATCAGTGCCACGGTGTTGGCGACTGTGGTTGCCATGGGCAGTGAGGATACGAAGTCGTTGGACTCCAGCCAAATGAACTCCACGTCGCCGGACGTTCCTGCGGCCCAGCGCGTGAGGGATGCGGTGGTGGTGTCGCCAGGGTATCCCTGGTTGACGACGGTGACCTTGCCGGGGATCACGGCGTTTAGGACGTTCTGCAGCGTTTCGGGGATCGGGTTCGCGGAACGCGCCGTGGTAGAGCCGTTGACCGGTGCGCCCGCGCCACCAATCTCCTGCCCGTAGACCTGCGAGTGGCCTGTGATAACGACCGTAGCGGTGGAGCCAGCAGCCAGCGAAGCGGTGGCCGTGCCCTCAGTGTCGGCAGTCGGCCGGGACCCCGCGAAGATGGCAGGCAGGACGCCAGTTGGGTCCGTCGCTTCCGTCTCGATCTGGTCAAGGATCGTGGCAGATAGTTCCGTTTGAACTTCTGGAGCACTGATGATCTGAGAGCCTGTGATAGCCCCAGTCAACCCTGCAACAGAAGTGACAGTAGCCACCGGAGCAGAGTAGGCCATTGCCGGGGCACCGCCCGGAAGCAAGTCAAGATCAACAATGGTTTGCCCAGAAGGCAATTGGAAAACCTTAGTCAGAGGCTTCCCAACTGGCCCCCTATCTGTGCTGTAGTTGATTGTTGCCGTGTAATACCAATTCGTGTACGCATTACCGTTTTCATCCTGAAAACCTGCCTGATCGGTATGCGGCAACGTGAATTGTCCTACCACGCTTTCAAGCGTGGCTGTTTCTTCAATTAGATTCACAAGCGGAATACCAGTTGCAGAATGCACTAAAAAGGCACTAGGAACAATCTGCACACTGGATCGAATTGGAAAACCGGAAAAGCTGACGGGTGCGCCAACCGTTAGGTTGGCGGTAGTTACCCCGGCTGGAAGTGCCACTGTAGTCCCTTCAAGAAGTCGTTAGCACAAGTCTAACAGTTTGTCAACTACCCGTTACGTCCTTGCGAAGCCTTGTGCTGACCCTGAGCTTTCCTTGAGCTGTTATCACCGTAGGACGGTGACGCGGACTGCGCCTTCTTGGCTCCCTGCTGCGGCGTGGTGCCCGGTTTGGTGGCCACGCCTGCTACAGGGGCAGGAGGATTCTGGGCTGTCTTCAGTCCGGCCTTACCGAGTTCAGTATTGCCGGTGTAGACCAAGCCAAGCTCTTCCTCAGTGGGAAGTTCCTTGTCATTGACGATTTCCAGAGTGGTCTTTACGAAGTCGCGGACCTCTTCAGCGTGAAGCACATTCAGCGGAGTGACAGCAGCGATAGCCTGCAGGTTGCGGAGCAGGTCACCAGCGTCAATCTTGCCCCAGATGACCTTCACATCGGACTTGCCAAGGTAATCGAACAGGCGGGAGAAGTACGAGCCCCAGAGCTGCTGACGTGCCTTCATAGCCTTCATCGTGGGAGCTTCCAGAGTCTCAGCCGCAGAGCGGTTGGAAGAGCCGGAATCAGAGGTCAGGGAGGTCAGCGGGATTTCCAGACCTGCAGCCACCATAGAGGCCAGCGGCAGACCCGCGTCAAAGTCCACAGAACCGCCAGTGCGGCCCATCGTAGACATGGTGGTACCCATACCCATGACGGCGGTCCCGCCGACGCTCTGTACCTCACCAGTGAGCGGGTCACGAGTAGGCTGTGCCGCCACCTTAGTAGCTGCACTCTTGACACCGTTGGCGGACGGAGCAGTGATCTTGAAGGCGAACCGGGCGTAAGCCTTGACCAGCGTTGCGGAAGTCTCAAGGAATTCCTTGTACGCCTTAGTCCAGAAGATGACGGACATGAGGTCAGGAGCTCCCCACTTCCAACCAACCTGCTTGTTGGCGGTATTGTGGAGGATCGCGGAGTTCCAGATTACTGGCTTACCTTGAATAGTGAACGGCTTGCCGTTTTCCATGTCGTAGTCATCGGCGGGGAACCAGCAAACCATGTCCTGCTCAGTGACCTGACCAGTCTTGTAGGACTCGCGGACTACCTTGAACTCGCGCCGGTAGAACCAGATATCCTCTTTGTTGTTGGGGTTGTTCACGGTGCCGGTAATCTCGCGCATGGGTACGCGCGTGAGCTTGGCGACGGACTGGCCGGTGTCGGTGAGACGCCTACGGCCACCGCCCGGTTTGGTGATGAGCGTGAACAGGTTGCCATCGGTAGCCATGACAGCTTCCAGCTCAGCCTGAGCCTGTGGGCTGAAGAAGAACTTCTTGTTGTTCTTGTCGGTCAGCAGCGGGTCATCTTCATCAATGCCCTCAAACTTGACTCCCTCACCCCAGATGTAGGTAGTGCGGACAGCCACACCACGCTTGATGAGAGGGTTGATAGCCACAAGCCCTCGAGTGGTCTGTGCTACGTTCTTGATGGTGTCCAGCTTGATTTCGGTGGCATCCTCAGACGGACCCAGCGGACGCCACCCTACGTCATCCAGTGCCAACACAACGTCAGCAAAGGACTCCTGCAGAATCTCAAGATTCTGGGAGAGCACTGTGTTTGATTCCTGCAAGCGAGCAATCTCAGCACTGCGCTTGACCTCAGCCAATGTGGTTGTCACGGAAGCTCCTTATACGATGAATGACTCTTTGTCAAGTCTACATCAGAGCAAAAAGGGCATGAAAAAAAACCCCGTTGCTCAGACGGGGCTTTTCCATTCCACACCTCTACCAAAGGTGAGTCACCACAGTATCACAAAGGGCTGATGGTCATTTCCATTTCCATCATGAAGTCCTCGAGCCCCAGACTGTATTCCTCTCCCGGCTGGAGCTTGGATTCTGGTGCGGTGGGATCGGGGATATCAGCACATGCGTAGCAGGCTGCGTCCGCGAAGTCAGGAGACTTGCCGGTGCGCTTGATGATTTCGTCCTTGGACTCAATCTGCACCGCGCCACGCTTGGAGAAGAAGTATTCCAGATCGCCAAGTTCATCCTCAAGCTTGTCATCCTCAATGGAAATGTCAATCTTGTGGTTATACATCTTCTCGCGCATGGTGTCATACCAGTACGCGCGCGCGTTGATCCAGTTGTCCAGATCAGGGCTGGCAGCGTTACCCACCATACCGATAGTCTCGTACCGATTGTCAGACTGGTGAGCAACCATATCCACCACCGGACCGCCAAGGCCAACGCCGTCAATCCGTACTTCTATCGCGCCGTGCTCCCACGCAAGGTCACGAATCTTCTCAGCGGTCTTCACAGTGTCAGTCTTGTTCCACTTGTCCAACAACCTCAAGTGGCCATCGTGGTACATGTAGACCACCGTGTAGTCATCACCGAAACGGGCAATGTCACAGCCGAGAACAGGGCGGGTTTCGGTGGAAGGGGTAATCTCTACGTTGTGTCCCCTCGAGAGGGTTTCCATCGTGAAGAGGTTCTTACCACCCTCAGTGGTGAATTCACCGAGAATCTTGGACTTGTAGCGGGGAGAATCCTCGCCCCACGAGCGTTTCTTGTCTTCTACCCATTCAATGGACACCAGACCGGCTTTGGCGATTTCCGGCATGTATTCCCCAGTGAAATTCGGGGTATCAAAGGCCGAAATGGTGATTTTATGCCATGAAGGGTCATTTTTGAGGAAGATACGCCCGAATTCCGAGTTGGGAATATCAGGGTTTGCAATGGCCAAAATACGGTCATGGGAGCCCGTAGTAATGGCTTCTACACCCGTAAACAGGGTTTCGTTGACGCCACAGGCTTCGTCAATGACCGCGAGCACACCACCGGAAGAGTGGATACCCTGAAAGCCCTGTGTGTTCGTGTCAGCAGGCTTCCTACCCCACGCTACAACCTCGCCCTTGGCGTCCTTCCACTCATCGGTCTGAGTGACGTTACCCATGAGTTCATTCTTGCCCCAGTGCTGGCGGATATAACGCCACAGAATCTTGTTGACCTGCTCATAGGTAGGCGCGGTGGACACCACGACTGCCTCTGTGCCGTAGCGAGTGTCTACCCACCATGCAACAACGATGGAAGCGAAGTAGGACTTGCCGGAACCGTGGCAGGACTTGACAGCTACCTTCTTGTGCTCCACAAGGGCTTCTGCAATCTCCTGCTGCTTTGACCAAATGTGAATGTGCAGCTTATCCCAAGCCCAGAGTTTGATATCCCGCTTGTAAAGCTCTTGCTTCTTCTGACTCTCGAGCTGAGTTTTAGCCTTAGCTACTACAGCTTGGCTGAGTACCCTCATTTTTCTTCTTCCAGTATGAATCCCTTGCGCGTTGGCGCATACACTCACGGCACTCTCTTGCGCCCCTACGGTGGAAGGTGTTTTCGGGAGTAAACTCGTGCCCGTTGACGCAGACCTCTTTGACACTGTTTCCTGCTGCCAAAGTGTTACCTCTCAACAGGTTCTCCCTGTGAGTAGCCACTTTCAGGTGCTTAGGATTGCAGCACTTTCGGTGAATACAGGTCTTACGGCCAGCACAGAGGTTTGGATCGTGGCACATGTGGTCCAGAATGGCACCTTCAGGTACCGGACCAACCAGCCGTTCATAGAAATACTTATGCGCCCTGTGTGCTACGCGGTTCTCAGTGAGCTGACCATATCCATCACCATTGTCTGACAGAGGCCATATCCAACAAGCGTCAGGGTCAGACCTGTCCAGCCGTGCCAGATGGTCTGCAAGTGTCTTACGTGGGGCTCCCATTACACCTTCTCTATAGTATTTACTCCATAGAGTCTACCTTATTGGTCATAGCCCACAGGTATTCATCAAAGGCAGAGGGGTCTTCCCCGTACAGGAACATGGCTTTTAGCAGCTCTGTGATAAGCCAGCTCGAGTGCTTCGACACAAAGGCCAGCTCCCGAATCGCGGCGAAATCCGGGCGTTCGGGGTAGTTGTCGAACGTCAGATCAAGCAGAGCACAGAGTTCTTGTTCCTTGGTCACTCGGTTTCCAGCCTTTCAAGAGCTTTGTTGGTGTACTCCCCCAGATCGGTCAGGAGTGCTGCCTTTGCAGCCTTGAGAGTGCGCTGCTCGAAAGCTTCTTCGATCATGCCCCTCATCATCAGCCGTGACATTTCCAGAATGCCAAGCACCTGTTCTGCCTGTAGCCGGTGGAGCTTGTCTGCTTCCTGCTCAGCCACTTCCTTGCGCGAGAGGTTGAGATTCTGGAGGGCTTCAACGCGGTCCAAAAGCTTCAGGACAACCTCAAAGTCTTCAACGAACTGGCTGTTCTCGAGCTTCAGATTGACCCGCGTGAGCAGGTTTTCGAGCCGCAGAAGGTGCAGCACAAACTGCTCTTCCTTGGGCATGACAGTGCGGCTGGAAACGTACTGCTGCCACGCCTCAACCGCCTCTTCGACGGTGATACCGATATTTGCGGCTGCTTCCTCAATGGTTTCGCCTCTTACTCGGGCGTCCACCACCTTTTTGGTGAGGAATGACATATTGCCTTGAATTTCGTCTGTCATTGTGCTTCCTGTTTGCGGTCCTTACCACAAAACTATCACAGACGCAAAAAAGCCCCTCTCAGCGTCCCAGTTTGTAGCCGGTGCCTTTGAGGGGCTTTTTTGCGCGTATTAGGTCGCCACCAAGAGCCATCACAGCGGCCTCGGTCTTGGGGTTCCGCCCGTATGCTGCTCTTGCTGGGAGTACAGGGCTCGAACCTGTGACCCGCGCATTAACAGTGCGCTGCTCTGCCATCTGAGCTAACTCCCACCGAAGGGGTTAGTTACCGTCAAACCCCAACAAATGACGCGGATCGAGTTTTATTAGAAGTCGTCACGTCCATATCGACTTCGTGCGGGAGACAGGACTTGAACCTGCAACTTCCGGTTCCCAAAACCGGCACTCTAACCAATTGAGCTACACCCACAAGTGGGGCACTTTTGAGCGTTTTTCCTAAGAAATTACTTGACCTCTTGGGTGTGCCCCAGACCCTGAAACTACTCTAGCACATGCTCAGTTCGTTGAGTTTCCGCACTAGTTTGCCGTGTGCAGAAGCCTGCTTGCTGGTCCACACCTTGTCAGGGTAGTACCTGTAGACCGTGTGCTTCATAACACCGAACAGTTCAGCAACAGCCTTACCGGAGTAGCCTTCATCCAAGTAGGACTCCCAGAGAGCCACATACGCTGGATTCATCAAAGGTCTGCCCCCGCGAGGGTTGCGGACGTACTTGCTAGGCAGCGTCCCGCTTGCGGCGGTAATACTCACTTGCTTCCCACCATCTTGCGTAGTGTTCACGGTCATTGATTCTGGCCCACATGATGAAGTCACAGAGCTGGTACATGGCGTTGTAGAAGAGGGATTTCACTTGGTGTACCCTCCACGGATTGCCAGCATGGTCAGGAATCCCCGCGCGGCCAGTTCAAGGTCTTCATCGCTGATGTTCTCAGTGTTGTGTGCTCCAGTCTGCACAAACTCTTCCCACTCCAAGGAGTCCTGTGGTGTGGGGAAGGAGAAGGATTCAGGAAGAACCTCGTAGGCGAGCTGGAAGGGGTCAAGCTTGTCGAAAGAGGCGCTGATGACCGTTTCTCCACCGGACTTCAGGTCAATGCCGCCCTCATCAATGACAAGCTGCTCAGCGTAGGCGAAGTCTTCCTCACCGTGTTCTGCGGGAGGGATTACGAGTGTGTGAGTGCTCAATGGTCTGCCTTACTTGATGATGAGGCTGAAGAGCCAGTACGAGACGGACGCGCCTACTGCAACGAGCAGCATAGCGGTGAATGCTCCCCACTCACCTGCAAACTGCTGCTTACCGAAGGCCACGGAGATAAGACGTACCCCGTAGAAAACCGCTACAAGCGCGGTGATGATGGCTCCTGCCAAGATAAAGATGTTCAATGGTTTCCTTTACTTTGTGCTCCCTGAGTGGAGCAATAACTCAAAACTACACGGCTGGAATTAGGCTGTCAACTTCAAATCCCGCAGCACATGCTGGTTCTGCCAGCTCATTTTGCCGGACTCATGGGAATCCGTCATACCTCTGTAGTCAGGGTAGTGCTTCTTGATTGTGGACGTACCAATGCCGTATGTGCTGATGATTTGGCGGATAGGCCAGCCATCAGCCACAGCGTTGTCCAACAACTGCTTGCGCTCTGGTGAGAGCTTCCTGCCACTGCTCTTGGTACCGCTCACAGGCTCGAGCCGTCTTCCTGCATACCCTTGTAGAAGTCACGGTGCTCTTTGTACTCAGCGATGGCTTCTCCCTCTGTGTAGGGAAGATCAAAGCCTATGCGGTACTTGTTCCCGATCCCACAAGCACATTCCCAGAGCCAGCCGGTGGAGTAGTCTTCAGGCCGGTTGCCGAAGTGTTCTACGTGTTTGATGCCCCGTAGCGTGTGCTTACCGTCCCACGCCGGACGTGCCTCAGCCTTGGGTGGGACGGTGTACGCCTTGAAAGCGAAGTAGAAGAACAGGAATAGTGCAGCACCGAGCAGCACAATGCCTACAACGGGGAGTGCGTCAGCGATGGTCACTTGCGGCCCTCTTCCACTCGAGCATCCCAGCGTCTTGCGAAGTCCGCTGCTTCTTCCCTGCTCACCACGCGGGGCTTGTTGCGCTCTTCCAGTACAGCGTCAATGTGGTCACGGAGCGCGATCATATCCGCCACGGTCAGGAAGAAGTAGTGGGGGCCATTTTCACATCTGTCCCAGCCGGTGGAGATTTCCAGTTCTCCATCGTGATCCAAGACGGGCTCAACCTCGAGCTGTCCCTTGGAAATTTCCAAAGTTTCTCTGCGTTCGTTGTATGTCATGCCCCAAGCGTACAAGAAAATCGCCTATAGGCAAAATTTTGCGGCGGATTTTTCAGGATCGGTTTTTGGGATCGTACAGAAGCCGGAAAGGGTGGGTACCGTAATCCCACAGTATACGGGCGTCTACCTCTCCGCCGTCTTCATTGGTGAAGTGTCCCAGCCTGCTCTTCAGGACAACGGTATCCGAGCTGTCAGAGGTAAGGACAGCAGAGCCAGTGTCAAGGGCAATGAGGTCAGCGTAGCGGTCAAGGATGGGCAGGTTCTCGTAGTTGGTCATAAGGACAGCATAGGGGAAAAACGCATAGCGACTAAATGTTTCTCACTTGCGATTTTCGACAGCAACAGCTACGTCCTCTGCAGCCTTCTGTAAGCGCCTCCTGTATTCATTCAGGCGGTCTTGATCGTCGTCCACCCTGCCAGTCTGTGCGTCCCTACGGAGCCAGCCTATGACAGGAGTGATGTTGTGGGCTATCTCAGCCTTGATGAGGTCAACGAGTTCTTTATCCATGCCCCAAAGCCTATAGGGAAAAAACGGGTTGGCGATATTTGTTTCTCAAAAGGAGTCCCAAAATGCGAATGGTTCTCATTATGAAACTGATTTAGTCGGTACTTTTTCACAGTTTCACGTGAAACATGTTTTTGCAGCCTTGCATAAGCTCCCACACCTCTGTATGACTATGCAGCATAGATTCTCACTCGAGTCATTACTTATACATGCATACGCATGAACCATATACATGCATATGCATCTACATACACAGTACAAAGGGCAGTACAAAAGCCTGTTCTCTCAGGTACTTACTTTCCCCTTGCTTTGTGCGCTCTTCTGTGCTTCTCGAGCTCTAAGCCCTTCTCTGCGCTCTAAGCCTCTGTGTGCCTCTGTGAGCCCTTGAACCCCTCTCTGTGGGTGAATGCCTATCTGTGTGTCTGTTAGGCCGTTACGTAGGCATACAGCGCTAGTCATGCCTATCCCCTGTCCTGTCCCCTGTAGCACGTATGGCTAGCGCTGCAGCGTGCTCGAGCCCTGTGCATTTGGATGAAATGCGTTACACGACACGCGCGAGTGCGAAACATGGTTACAAGTCGCCTATCTCTTCCCTTTCTTCTTTCTGTCAGTAATTCAATACATATATAAATATAAAAAAAATAATAAATAGAGATAGAGAGACAGAAAAGCACTGGTCTAGACCACGGCGTTTTAGCGGCTTTTGCTCGTTTCGGCGTTGGTGCTTTTGTAATGCATTCCATATATCTCCCCTATCCCTAACCTTTCCCTTTTCCCTATCTCACCAATAACCCATTTATCCCGCACAGAAACAAAGCTTTTCCTAACCTACATAAACCACACTGTATGTAATGCGTTACAAACACTGCCCAAATGTAGAACTTCTCCCCTGTAGCTCTCCCTACCCGGAATACGCCATAGCTGCCCTTCTGAGTGCCTGTAAGAGCCCTTCCCCTATGGCTGTCCCCTGCAGCTCTTCCTACGCCCTGTACGCCCCTGTAAGAGCCCCAAACACAGAAGAGCCCTAGCAGTACCGTCCGGACCTTTTACAGTCCTTCAGGTGCCGCTAGGGCTCTTCCTACGTCTAGTCCTACTTCCTGTCTCTTACCAACGTGTGACGCTCTCCCCACACTTAGAGCACTTCTGCTCTGCTCCAGACTCAAAAGAGACTGAGAGGTCATCTAGTGTCTGCTCATGAGCACAGTCGTTCCGGTAGTCCAGCAACACAGCTTTTATCTGTTCAAACTCCGTGGCTGTAATGTCCAGCCACTTAGTATCTCCATCGTCACTAGCTATCTTCAGTTTTGCCGGGTACTCGCCCGTTGCATCGACGTTGGAAAGTTCCGCGCGCCGGTAGTCGTTGTTAGCCATTAGTTGTTTTCTCCCTTTTCCTGTACTCCCCAACGGTCACGCTGCAGCCTTGCAAGCTCTACCCGCGTAACAGGATCGCTGCAGGCATTGCGGATAACTGTCAAGCGCTCCAGTAGCTCTAGTTCAGTCATGCTCTAGCCCTTTTCGCTGTAGTGGCTCAAGAGCTCTTCTGCAGCTTCCCTTGCCCATTTTTCACCATAAAAACCTCCACAGACTGTATCTGCCAGCTCTTCCCAATCTTCAGTCTCTTCTGTGCCCAGCTCTTCCCCTTGGAAGTAAGAGACTGTGCTAGCGGTGATCCGACGCTCTACAGCAATGCTGTAGGTATCCCCATCTATGTACGCCTGCCATTCTTCAGCCGTACCTGCAGCGGCGTCCGTAGCGTCTTCAGCGCTTCCCCATTCTTCACGCATGTCTGCAGAATCAAAAGCAAGATACCTAGCACTATCCGGAGAGTAGCTGTAGTGGAATTCCCTAATGTCCTGTGTTCCGTGAAAGAGAGTCAAATAGCGCTTGAAGACGTCAATTCCCTTATTCATTCCGTAGTAGGACATGAAATGTTTAGCGGCGTCTTCAAACTCATTAGCTGCAGAGTTTTTAGCGTCGGCGTCATAGTATCCGCTGTAGTCCAGTCGGATTACTGCAGCTTGATAGTCGCCGTCCGGAGCGTAGCTGTATTCTTCCCGTTCAATAACTGCCCGGTAGTCGCCTTCAGTTTTTACTGTCTCTTTTTCCATTGTGCTTACTCTCCCTGTGAATCCCAATTGAAGTGTTCAGTCTCGAGCGCTTGAAAGTCCTTCAAGAGCTCTTTTTCCGTTGCGTACTCCCTAACGTGTACTAGTCCGTTGCTGTCTTCCTGTAGCAGGAAGTGCCCTACTAGAGACTTCCTAAGCTCTTCTGTCAGCGCTTCAAGCTGAAACCAATTTTCCCTTACTTCTGCCCTAAGCCATTCTGTAATTACAGAATTGAATTCCGTGTTTGTGGGCTTGACCTCCTCCCACGTGTTGCTAATCCTCCATACATAGCCTGTAGGACTTTCTACGTCACCAAAAGATTCATTGCTCCATTCACTAGTGCACAGGTAGTGGAGTGCGGAATCCCTATCGTTGCTGAACTTTCCAAGCTGCATGATTACTCCCTTTTCTTTGTTGTGCTAATTGCACATAGCCACCACTAGGAAGTACCTAGTAATGACTAAACGCATTTAGTCAGTTTCAGCGGACGGTTTATAGGCTACAGCCCACCCTGCAGGATTATCGCTATTGCATTCACTTTCCATATCGTCGCTATCCTGCGGCAATAGTCCGCAACGCTGACATGTCCTAGTACCTGTAAACCGCGATACCTGCCACTCATGTTTATCTGTACCCTCCACTACTAGTGCTACGTAGTAACCCGGAGTCTCTCTAATGTGTCGCTCTAACCCGCCCCCAATGAATTCTGAGGGATGCATTACTGGACCATTGTAGGAATACTGCCCAGTGAATCCCCTAAGCAATTCCCATCCCGGAGGCATGTAAAAGTCATCCTCACCTTCAGAATTCACAGACAATTCAAAATATGCGTCACTATCCCCTACGCACATATCCGTATCGGTAATGCTCCCATCTTTGTGGACTTCCACAATGTGATCGAATTCCATAATTTCATTCAAGGGCTTAGCCATCTTGCTTCCAATCTCTAGTTTGTTGTGTATCGCGTATCGGAATATCCAAGCTGCAGCGATTACTAGCGCAGCAAACTGCAGGCCATTCACAGCTTGAAGAATTTTCGGATAGCTGTAACTGCTTTGTGCTCGCTGCAGTAGCTACAGTGCCTAGCTGTAAACGTTCTGTCTTCAAACACAGTGCTTATGGAGTCATAGACATGTCCTTCACACTTGAACGGTGTTGCTCTAGCAAACATTCTTTTTGTCCTTTGTTTAGTAGGGAGGACTAAGCCAGCCGGGTAGGAAGATGAAAAGCATCAAAAGGAAGAGCCCTAGTATTTGCTGCAGGCTAGGGAAGATAGGGAATTTCACTTAGTGGCTACTCGCTTAGCTGTAATCATTTTGGCGAGCTCTTCAATTTCTGTTTTATCGCTGTAGGGCGTAGCTCCGTCATTGTCCAGCCTGCAGTATTCCCACCATTCGATCCGGGTACTCCAGTCCTTTTCTGAATACCCTTCAAGAATCAGTCTTACTACTTCCTTTGTTTCGTACAACGTTTCAGGCCACAATCCGCTTTCATCTTCAATTAGCACATAGCTAATTTCATCTACTAGGAATTCCAACAGAGTTTCACTTTCAAGCTCGCTGTAATCCTGTTCATTGAATACCGGGTACTCTTCCTGCAGTTCCCTAATCATGTCGCGGAATTCCGGGTACTTCCTGAACTGATAGGCAGACATTGAAAGTTCTGTTCCGTAGTCTCGGAATTTGTTTTCTGCGTAGTGCTTTTTGATGCTTCTGTGATTGCTCAGACTGATTACTGTCGCGCCGTATCCGTACCACGTCATAGGGATTATTACCCTTGCTACTTCCCCTTGCTTACACAGGTCGTACAGCGCTTCAATGCTCGCTACCTGCTTAGTGCTCTCTGATCCATCTTTCGCCCAATGTGTATTAGGTACATACGAAAACATGACTTTCCTTCCTGTTGTTCTGTGCTAACTGCACATAGCCACTACCCGGACTATCCGGGTAATGACTAAATGCCTTTAGCGATAGGTGAAATTGATATCTGTTTCACGGTGCTCTATGTCGAGCACTTGAAAGAGCATCATTGCAATTTTGTAGCTCTTAGACAGGCCACCACCACCTTCAGCTATTTGCGTCTTACTTTGTGTCCGCTTCAATTTCATTCCCCAAGCCTGTGCAATAAGCACAGTGAGCGGAAAGTGCTGCAGCTTCCCATCTTTTCCAAGGTAGTAACAGTGAGCTTCCACATAATCAGTCTCACCTTTTCCGTACTCCGTACGGAATTCCAGAAGAGTGGAAGGTTTGAGAATTTCATCCTTCCAACGTGAAACGAGTGCTTCCCTAGCTGCAGCTTTTTCCGCCAGCTTTTCCGCTTTTGTCTGTCCCATTGTTCTGTCTTCCTTTTCGTTTGGTGTTACCGGGTACTAGCTGCAGGTGAAACGAAACTCTGTGTAAGTGTTTCCTTCACCATCTTTTTTGTTTGTTGCCTCATAGCGATCACAACTAATTACATAACCTTCAGACTCGAGATAGCTGGAGTATTCCAGTGCTACGTCTACACGTTCGCTATGGGATGTTCCCCCGTATACCCGGTAAACAAGCCCTTCAACCGTTGCGCCCTGAACCATTGTTTCCAGCTCCACAAACGGATTATTTGCTGCCCATTTATTGAAGCTTTCAAGCCTGTAGAGCCTTACTGCTTCAAGCTCTTCTGCCGTAGCTGTTTCGAGTGAATCGTCTTCAAGCCTGTAGCCACCATTGGCCATTGAAGCTAGGGCGTAGTCATCAAACTGTGAAAGCCATTCAATCCGTGAGCATTCATCTTTTTGCATCTTGCTTCCCCTTTTCTGTACTGCACTAACTGTGCATAGCCATTACCGGGTATCCGGTAATGGCTAAACGCATTTAGAACGTATGAAACGTAGTTGCTTCCTGTACCCATTCAAGCGTTTCTATCTGCGCTTGAAATATCGCTGTAGCTGTCCACAACTCTTCTTTTATTGCCTGCTCTTTTTGGTGCTTCAAGTAAGCAATACGTGCCGTAATTTCCTGTTGTGTTTTCATGTTCTCTCCCTAGTTGCTAACAACTAGCAAGGGCTCTTTCCCTTGCTAGATGAAAGTCTCTAGTTCTACCGGGTACCCGCTCTAGGAATGCACTAGAGCGGATACCCCTACCCGCGTTCACTATTTAGCTATCAATTCCCCCGGTGTTACCGGGGGAGCAAGTGCCTAACCCCTAGATGAAAGTACAGGTTCCCCCGTACCCCATCGCCGCGACTAGCACGTCTTTAGCGTAACCCTATCCACCAAATATTGCCATTTTCCACAGGTTTATCCACAGAAAAGGGCTACTTTTCCACAGAATCGCCAAAGTTATCCACAGAATGAGCAAAGTTATCCACGCCGGCATCGGTAGTTATCCACAATTTGGCATAAGTTATCCACACTTTTGCAGAGTTATCCACAGGTTGGATGCATATGCATCTAAATCTCTGTTCTGTTCACCTAACCGTTATCTAACCGTGACCGAACCTAGAATCGTGCCTTATTACCAACGCGCGCATACGCGAATAACAGCACATCGGCATTACGTCAAGAGCTCGAGGGAACTGTTATAAATCGTGACCTAAACGCCCTGTATGCCGTTCTAAGCGCTTCAAGTGCTCAAACAACCAAATACTTGTACCCCTAAATGAACGACGTTCTCCACAGGTTATCCACAGACAAACGGTGCATCACGGTAAACTTTCTGTTTTCTCGCATACTTCCCCATTTACTGAATAGTTGTTCGGTTATTGTCAGCCTGCAAACAATTTTTAGGTACGCCTAACTTTCTGTGACGCTACTCCGTCGAACTGTTACGCGCTAGCGTTGACTGTTGACATTGACTGTTGAAGTTTCAACGTAGCGTGTCCGGGTACTGCATATATGCAGTCGTGTCGCTGTATATATGCAGTCGAGGGAATTTGTTTGAAGCTTCAACAGAACGATTGTTCGGTTAGGGTACCCTAAGTTCTACAGCGTGTAGAAGTGAGAGTCAGCCCTCAGTTCATTAATCCACCGATTGGACTAACTCGGAGAGGTTTTGGTAGGACCACGCAAGACCAGCGCGCCCGTCACCATTCTCACTGGAGGATGAAAGAAGCCTCGCAGCAAAATTTTCTGGGGGCCTTGGGGAGTTTTTGGAGGATGGTAGGATTTTTAGGTGGATGATTTTACAAGGATTTTTGAGCGTGTCGAGCCTACAGGTTTTTGCTGGTTGTGGACCGGAGGCATGAACAACTGCGGCTATGGACAGGTGACCTTCAGAGGTAGGACACATTCAGCGCACAGGGCTGTGTGGGAGCTACTGATTGGGCCGATTGCCAAAGGCTTGCAGCTTGACCATCTGTGCCATGTACGTCTCTGTGTGAATCCTGACCATCTTGAGCCTGTAACCAAGTCTGAGAACATGCGTAGAGCAGGTATCCGCAACGGCTGGGTCAAGGGTGGAAAGCCTACGCGCAAGCCCAAGGCTGAGCACAAGGGGCGTACCAACGTGGCAACAGCTACTCACTGCAAGCATGGGCATGACCTCGCCATCGTTGGTATATACGAAACAAGAGTACAGACAACAGGGCAGACTGTACGGACCTGCTTAGCCTGCAAGAAGAGGGCTCTTTGTAAGCACAGTCACAGCAAGACAGGCTGCTCGCCGCAGTGTGAGTTGCAGACATACCCAAGGGTGTAGTACCTTCAAAGACATGGAGAAATTCAAAATTGGAGCTAAGGTAACCATCACCAACATCATGGGAGTGGCTGAGGACACCACTGTAGAACCTCAGTACCGCGTTGTTGGGCAAACAGGCTATGTACGTGAAGTGACGGAAGACGGATGGGTATTCGTACTCATCCCAACGCACCTGTACTACAGCAAGGGGCGTGGTGCAGCACTCAGGGGGGATGAGGTTGACCTTCTGGAGGATGCACACCCCCTCGTGAAAGAGCACATCAAATCGTAGGGAAGAGCATCGTCTTTTAGAATTGATTGAGCTCAGTGGTGTGTGCTAGTCTCGTGACTGGTACACACCACTTTTTTATTTAGGAGAGAACGCAGTGCAAGAACTAAAAGACGCATACGAGTCTTGGAACAACTTCATCACTGACCGTGAAGAGGCACGTGTCAAGGAAATGGGTACCCCAGACCACGAAAGGAAGCGGCGACTCGCTGACATGCAGGTGGAGATGGCCCAGCTACGTGCCAAGATTGCCCTGCTGAAGGCCGAACTGGGGATGGAGCGTACCAAGTACGTCAAGGGTGCATTTGACGCTCGCTGGGCTGTAGAGAAGGCCGCACGCAAGGAAGCGTTGGACAACGCCATCTCCCATGAGATGAACGTCAACGGTAAGACTGGCTACCAGCTAGCACAAGCCCTTGGTACCAAGAACCTTGGACTGTTCTACGGTGTGAAGCAGACCACTGAGGCATACCGTAAGCATCAGGAAGCTGAAGTCAGTGACCTTGAGTGGCAGTGGTCCCGCTTCACAGGTACACAGCGGTACGCACTGGCGGACACACGCGGCAATCAGGAGCCAGTCTGGTGCTATGTCCTGATGAAGGGCCAGTTGGATACTGAACTGGAAGGACAGGAAGCAGTCTTTGACTTCACCACTGGTGAGTACGTGTCAGGTAACAAGGAAGTCTTTGAGAGTGACACACCCACTAACCGAGCAGTGCGTGCAACCACACTTGCACAAGTGCTCGATGGCACATACACTGGGAAGATCAAAGAGACACCTAATCCTTACTGGGAAGACGTAGACTAACCAGAGGCCAGAGCCCTGCAGGTGTAATACAACCCTGCAGGGCTCTTCTGTGAGTTGCATCCTTTCGGTTTTTCCCCTAGACTCTTACTAACACCTAAACGAAAGGCTCTACCGTGAAGCTCACCAAAGAACAGTCCCGCATGGTCATCGAGTACCTGTCCCAGAAAGCCGCCCAAGAAGCTCCTATTGCAGACACTGACTGGGCAGCGTGGGATAAGCACCTGTGGATGACTTGCTATGAAGCATCGCTCGCCATTGAGAGGAAGATTGATGAGAGCTTCTGGGCACAACTCATCAATGCTCAGTTGGATGCTCAGACGTTTGACCGTGATCCGGCTGGCTACCTCTTTGAGCGCGGCGAAGAGGACAACGAACACACCAACAATTACTACCACGATGTGATGAAAGACCTTGTGTCTTCCAGTATTGACCAAGCTTTTCAGATGAGTAAGGCAGCATAGTTGGAGCTTCCCCCACGCTTTTGGTCCAAAGTCAACAAGACTGATACTTGTTGGCTTTGGACCGCAGGACTACATAAGCAAGGATATGGATTGTTCTGGGACAGTACCCGGAAAGGTTCAGCACTAGCGCACCGACTGTCTTATGAAGCGCACACAGGGAAGAAACTACACCGCAAGGTAGGGCTAGACCATACGTGTCAGACAGAGGCATGTGTACGTCCTGACCACTTACGCGAGACTACCCAAAAACAGAACAGTGAGAACCTAAAGAAGTCCCGTAAGAACAACATAAGCGGGGCACGAGGTGTTTACTGGGACAAGGTTCTGGGAAAGTGGCGTGCGGTAGTCTGTCACGATGGTAGGAAATTCAGTGCAGGCGCTCACACAACTGTAGAAGCTGCTGAAGCCGCCGTTATAGTCAAACGCAATGAACTCTTCACGCACAATGATCTGGACAGAGTATGAAACCATTCACACCGCACGATGACCAACGCAAGGCCATAGACTTCATCCTCGAGCACAAGGAAGTGTTGCTCAAGGCACCGACAGGTGCAGGCAAGACGCTGGTAGGCGTCCAGTCAGCCATTGAAGCAGAAGCCAAGCGTGTGCTTATCATCGCACCTATCGGCACTGAATCAGGCTGGCGCAAGACAGTACAACGGCAGTCGGAAGGCGCAATCGAATTGCGCTACTGTCACAACAAGCGCGTGGCCAACCGCCGCCATTGGGAAGACCTGCACAGCAACAAGCCCGGTTGGTACTTTGTAGGGCGTGAGTTCTTCCGCACCGTAGCATGGCGCAAGGTCAAGCTGGACTTTGTGATCTTCGATGAGTGCCACGTAGCAACCAACCGTGACTCTCGGATGCACGCCATGTTGAAGACTGCCAAGGCAACGTACAAGCTGGCCATGTCAGCGACACCGGCAGGCAACCACATGATGGGGCTCTGGGCACTGGGACGCTGGCTGTGGCCTAAACAGGTGGACCGTAGCTTCTGGTCATGGGTCACCAAGTATTTCCACACTGAGCATGATCCGTTCAAGGATTCAGAGTTTGGTGAAGGTAAGAAGGTCACGGCAGAGCGAGTGCCGGGAAAGCTCTGGAAAGAGCTGCCTGCAGCACACAAGATGCCATCCGTCTACAAGGACAAGCCCACAATCCATGAGATTGAAGTGGAAATCTCACAGGTACAGCGGAAGCACTACAAAGAGCTGGAAGAGGAAGCCATCACATGGCTGAACAACAACCCTCTCGCCATTGACATTCCCGCTGTCCTGAACATGCGTCTAAGGCAGATTTGCCTTGCTGTCCCTTCCGTCCGGCAGGACTGGGTAAAGAAGAAGGACAAAGAGACTGGCCTGTGGATGGACGCATGGGGCGATGTGGTCTGGTTCGAGGAAGACGCCAAGTCCACCAAGATAGAGGTTGTGCTCGAGCTGCTGAGTGACCTTCACGCTGAGCACCCTGAACCAGTGGTGATCTTCACGGACTCCCGTATCTTCACCACGATTATGACCAAGCAGCTTCAGGCTGCAGGGTACCGCGCTCGCCAGTTCGTCGGTGGTATGAGCAAGGAAGAGCGCGACTGGAAGATGGAGAACTTCGGTAAGGAGTTCGACATTCTGGTGTGTACGCTGCAGGCAGTAGCAGAAGGTACGGATGGTCTACAGCTAGTTGCCTGCCACGAAATCTGGATGAACGTGAGCTGGAGCCCCTTGATAAACACACAGGGAGCAGGTAGGCTCAGCAGGCAGGGTCAGACACGGAGCGTGCAGCGCTACATGATTCTGGCCAAGGACACAGTTGAAGTAAAGCAAATCGGTAAGCTCAGGAACAGTCAACAAATGCTGGACATGGGTTACGGTGACGAAGATGGAGAAGCAGCATAGTGAATGGATCAACCTTCCACGGTGAAGAACACATACCTACAACTGGGGAGCTGGCAGGCTGGGATGCTGAAGAATACTCAACTCCTGTTCGTGTGAGCAGCGAGTGGGTACCTGTTGAGGAAGCCCCTATTGGTGTGGATGATGTGATTCAGCAGCTCCATAAAGGAGCAGAGGCCATCAAGGAATTGAACCTGCTGAAGCCTGCCTTCGGGCTCGCGCTGTCCAAGCTACCGCGCAAGCAGTTGCGTATCCGCATGGCTGAAGCAGCCACGATGGGTGAGCAGTACGGAGTACAGGCCAAGTCCGATGGTCAGGGCGGTATCATTCTTCGGAGCGTGAACCTGTGAGTGACCGCGCACCTGACGGACAGCCTACCGAGAACATCAGAACGGTTCTGAACAACCTTCGCAAGGACCGTGACCATTGGGTAAACACTGCCGAATCACTACGCCGTTCGCTGGCAAGCACTGACAGAATCGTACTCACTGCTGAGCAGGCTGTACGTCGCTGGGAGCGCTACCTTGCTATCCGGCTGGCTGAAGAAGCCGCCAAGGAACAGGAAGTCACCGGACTGTGAGCCAAGCAACCGAGCGCGTGAGGGAGTACCTTCGACAGCGCAAGCGCCAGAACAAAGACCTTGGGAATGTCATTCACGGTGTGTTCACCGATCCCAACGCGGATATGGCAGACCTCACCATTCCTGACCTCGAGGAAGTCCTTGAGCTGGCTGAACAGTACGAGGATTTAGCAGACTCGTGAGCGCCATCTTCACCAAAGCAGCGCAAGACTGGGCAGCAATGCAGCAGGACTACTTGAACCATGTGGACTACCAGTACCTTGCTGCTGTAGAAGCCTGCAGCGGTGTGCTGGTGAACGCAGAGGGTAGAGCAGCAGGGATTGATGGCTTTGACCTTTTTAGAGGTACGCAGAGGCGTGCAGAGCGCTACGCCTCTGAAGAGCTGCTGGAGTTCTGGATTCAGAACCCACGGCTCAGCATGAGTGAGTATGAAGACCAATGGATACAGGGAAGAGAGTATTACCAGTGACAGAGGTAGAAGAACTGGCTGAGCATGTAGGAGACGCGCTGGCCCTCATAGGTGTAAATGACACATCGTGGGGCGAAGACTGTAAGGTTGCTGAAGCTCTCCTAAGTGCTGGATACGGGAAGGTGTAGCCCAAGTGACCTACGCAGTAATGCCAAGCACAGACGTTGATCCCGAGAATGACTACGCCAGCGAGACGGTAGGCGTAGACAGTGGGAAGGGACTGTGGGTCATCGCCGCCAACGGCGATGAGATTTCCTTCAGCAAGGAAGTGCAGCTCCAGATCATGGACGCGCTCGAGGAAGTCTTCAGACACGAAGAGCGGTAAGATATAGGGATGAATCCAGAACACCGCCCACACTGCCCTCGAGGGGCAAAGTCTCCCGTCAGCAACAACTTCACCTGCACATGTGCTCGAGCTGACGGAAGACCAAAAAGGTAGTTGACACTGAGGCCCTGTGACCCTATTCTTGAAATAGGCACAGGGCCTCACCTTTGAAAGGAAGAAAAAGGAAAATGGAAGCATCAAAGAAGCTCGAGCAGTTGACCCTCATCGCACTCAAGGCCAAGATCAAGGCTGAGCAGGCTGCAGAGGCGTACAAGGCAGCTCAGAAGGCTGTCATGGCACAGCTCATTGAAGAAGACATGTTCAACCCGGACACCAAGGCTGTTGGCTCGGTCAAGCTGAACATCACACCGAACCGCTACTTCGACCTTGACACGGCCATTACGCTGGTTACAGCAGAAGTGGTTGAAGAGTGCAAGGTCACCATCGTTGACCCGAAGCTTCTGCAGGAGAACATGACGCCGAAGCAGAAGGAAGCAGCAATGAAGTCCTACGAGGTTCCGTACAAGCTCGGATTTGCAGTTGCGAAGTGAGCCGCCGCTACGTGTGAGGATCGCCACACGGCCATTCATGGGCCAGCTAGGCATCCTCTCCAAAGGCGGGAAGCACATCGTACTGGACGGGAGCAACATACTGCTCATCGCGTACCACTATCGCTACTACCCGGCAACGATCTAGGAGAAACAGTGCCACGTAAGTTGAAGGTCTATAGCTGGACAGGTACGAACACCAGCACCGGCAGTTCCAGCCGCCAGTCAAGGAACATTATTGCCGCACACTCCATTGCAGAAGCCCTGCAACTGTCCAACACTAAGCAGAGTGTCTACAAGTGGTCAGGTGGGGTGACAGGTAACAAGGAGGAAGTTGACGCGGCTATGTCCCGTCCCTACATACCCCTCTGGCGTCCGTTAGATGACAGAGAAGCTGAGTGGCGCGAGAAGCGCGACTAAGAAGAGCCCCTACCTACCCGGTAGGGGCTCTTTCGTTGTTATCTGATTACTTTGCCGTTCCGTATCATTGGGAACCGCTCGCGTGGTAGAAGATCACCACGCTCAAACATGAGCTGTCTTCTCCCGTAGCGGACAAGCTCTGACTCCACAGCGTAGAACGCTATGTTGAAGCCATGCCGGTAGAGTACGCGCTTGTACCCCTGAAACCACCAGTCCAAATCCTTCCTGTTTCCGAAGCCACAGTGCTCCACATTCAGTGACAGTGCTATGCCATCGTCCTTTGGTTGTGGACGATTCCCCCCATGATCCTCATGCATCGCACGAAGACCAGTGAGACGGGAATTGTAAGGCCCAGCTCCTTGCCAATTCTCAACTCGGTAAACCCCAATCTGCATGGATAGATCATAGACTTTACAAACCCGTCAAACAAGTACGAAGCAGGTAGTCCACATCACGGAATTAGAGTACACGGAGTTGTAGAACAAGTGTTGCATGTGCTAGTGGTTGAAAGTAAGTTAGTACCAGTAGCAAGAAGCTACCAACTACCGAAAGAGGAACACAAAATGGCAACTGCAACCACTCCCCGCACCCGTCGCTCCGCTCGCGCTCAGGCCAACAAGGTGGACACCAAGACCCCCACCGTGGCTATCCCCATCGTGAAGCCAGCTTCCGCCCCTACCACTCAGGTAGCTACCAAAGAGGGCAAGATGGAAATCATGGCCACACTGGTTCCGGGGAAGGTCGCCATCGCTGGCATGACTCCTGAGAAGCTGAAGATGCTGGCGTTCATCAGCACGTACAGCACACACGATCCCCAGTCTTCCAGCCCCCGCAACCACGGCTACCAGCGGGAACCGATGGAAGAGCGCTTCCCCGGCATCGCAAGGTACTACGCCAAGGATGACAACCGCTTCAAGATTCCGGCACTCATCATTTCTGTCCGGGTCTACAACACCAAGGACCGTAACCGTTTCAACACTCTCTTCAATGCTGGTAACATCAGCAAGATACATCAGGAGTTCGGCAAGTCAGTCTTCTCCATTGTTGACGGTCAACACCGCATGGGAGGTCTGTACTACGGCTGGAAGAACGATGAAGAGTTCAACTGTGTGGTGCCGATCACACTGTACTACGGTCTGAACTACGCTGAAGAGGCCAGCTTCTTCGATGAGGTCAACACCAACCAGCGCAAGCTGCCCAAGGCTCTCATTGAGGCAACGAAGGTCCACACTGAGGCCGGTGAAGAGTCCCACGCTCAAACCATTCGGAAGATCAGCTTCGAGCTGGCGGAAGACGGTGACTCGGTGTGGAACGGTCTGGTCAACATGACCGGCAGGCCAAAGGCTGTGGAGCCCGTCAGCTTCGAGGGTCTGCGTCGGTCAGTCGGTGACCTGCTTCCGGTCAAGGTCATCAACCGGCTCGAGCAGCGCGGCTACAAGCCTGAGAACGTGGCAAAGCGTTTCTGGGCTCTGGTTGCCAAGGCATGTGCTCCAGCTTGGACGGACCAGCCACGGTTCGTTGAGAACGCTGAGCACGAGACGGTTGAAGAGCAGGTCAAGTACCGGCTCAAGGACGTGGTTGGTGTCGCGGCAGTCTCGCTGCTCGGTTCGGATATCCTGCTCACATCGCTGGACAAGACCGAGAATGACGCGGACTTCTGGGACTCGGTTGCGGAGTACGTCAGCAAGCTCGGTGCCGTTGACTGGGAGAAGCGCAAGAACAACCCTTGGATGGCCACGAGCGCTGGCTTCGGCGGTCAGCGTCAGCTTTACTCGATGCTCTACGATCTGGTCTACACGGATCAGGCACCCGGAGTAGCGGTTGAAGCAGATGAGAAGTGACCACTAGAGCACACAAGCTGGAAAGCCCCTCTCGACGTTTGGGTAGAGAGGGGCTTTCCTTTTTGCCTGCAAGCATGTAGTGTTGCTCATGGAGAGACCAACTGAAAGGAAAGATCATGGGAAAGTTTGCAATCGTGGCCGAATATCCCAAGTGTGACTTTTGTAAGGAACAAGGTGTAGACAAGGACGCTCACTATGACGGTAGGACCGTCAACGGAATGTGGGCATTCATGTGTATGGAACACTTCTCTCTAGTCGGTACAGGTCTTGGTACAGGCTTCGGTCAACGGCTTATTCTCACTACAAAGGAAGAAGACATTGAAGATAACTGAGCTTTTCACTCACGAGCAGTTTCAGTCAGAAGTACAGTATGGCTACGTCAAGCTGCAGAAGCATCCGTTCCTGCCCCTCATCATCGCCAACTACACGGACAAGGCTACATACGAGCGCCGCTGGAACGCTGTCACAATCCATTGCCGGGGTTTGATTTTCAACAGCGAAACGTCTGAGCTGGTAGCTCGCGGACCACGCAAGTTCTTCAACTACGGGGAACCGTCCGCAAAGGAATGGCCGCTGCACACTCCCGTCCGGGTCAGCCGGAAGGAAGACGGCTCACTGGGCATTGGCTGGTGCTATGAGGATGGCGAAGGCAACTTTGAGTGGGGCATTGCTACTCGTGGCAGCTTCACGTCTGAGCAGGCTGGACACGCTACTGCTCTGGTGAAAATGAATGAGAGTGACAACGATCACTACGCGATCATGGCTGAGTCCATTGACCAGTACCGCGCAATGGGAGAGTCCTATATCGGGGAGATTGTCTACCCTGACAACCGCATTGTGCTGGACTACAGCGGTCTGGATGCTGTGATCCCACTAGGAACGGTAGGCAACCACTCAGGCCTCATCACGTGGCGTCCGTGGGGCTACAACAAGCACTGGGGAGACTCAGAGATTATGACTCTCGCTGACGCTCTGTCCCTTCCCATCCCTGACGATGAAGAGGGCTATGTGCTGGACATTCTCAATGACGATGGTGACGTGATTGACCACCTGAAGCTCAAGGGTGACAAGTACAAGGAACTTCACTCAGCCATCTTCGGGCTGTCTGAGAAGGCCATCTGGGAGCATTCCTGTGCAGGCACAGTACACGCCTTCATTGAGGGTCTGCCTGATGAGCTTCAAGGTTGGGCGCGCGATGTGAACACAAGGCTGGTACAGGAGACTCAGGGGCTTTACGCAAGGATTCGGCAGGCCGAACGTGCAGTACGGGAGGTATGCGGCGTTACCACTCGGAAAATGCAGGCACAATACTTGTTGAAGTATTACCCTGACGTTGCTTCTCCCGTATTTGCTGAGCTTGACAAGAACTGGGCTAAGCAAACAGACTGGATCAACAAGCAACTCAAGCCGGGTCACGTACCCTTCAAGGCAGTAAAGGAAAACGCATAGTGGAGAAAACACCGTTCCTGTTCATCACGCGGGGGCTCCCCGGTAGTGGTAAGAGCACATGGGCAGACAACACCATCCGAGTTCTCAAGAACGTGGTCAAGGTGGAGCGTGACGAAATCCGCCAGCAGCTCTTCAAGTCCTACTGGACTGGCAAGCAGGAAGACGAAGAACTGGTCACGCGCATTCAGGATGCTGCAGTACGCAACTACCTGACCAACGGCGTCAATGTCATCGTCAGTGATACTCACCTGCCTGACCGCTCGGTGAAGAAGTGGATCAAGCTGGCTGCTGAGCTTGGCGTGAACTTCGGCGTACAGGACTTCCGTGACGTTCCGCTGGACAAGGTTCTGGCGAACAACGAAGAGCGCGGCAAGTGGACTAAGAAGTACGTTGACCCTGACGTGATCCGTGACAAGCACAACCGCTTCATCAAGGGCCGTGACCTGACCAAGGAAGTCACCTACACACCTGCACCTGAAGCAAACATTGAGCCCTACGTGCAACCTGACAACTCTCAGTTCCGTAGGCGTGCAGTGATCTTCGACATTGACGGTACGCTGGCAGTTATGGGTGACCGATCACCTTATGATGGTGAGAAGGTCTGGATGGACACACCCAACGCGGACGTTCACCATGCGCTGACTAGTTACTGGGACTTGGGCTGTGACATTATCATTGTTTCTGGCCGCGATGAGGTCTACCGCGAGGTCACGGAGAAATGGTTGGCTGATAGTGGCATTGTCTATGACAAGCTCTACATGCGTCCGACTGAGCCCGGACAGAAGCGTGAAGACAGCATCATCAAGTACGAGCTCTTCAACAAGTACATCAGGCCGGAAGGTTACACAATCGTTGGTGTGTACGATGATCGACACCGTGTGCTGCGTATGTGGCGCAAACTCGGCCTGACAACCTTCCACGTCAACGGTCCTGACGCTGGAAACTTCTAAGATAAGGAAAGCATTGACTATCGAATTTACCCCTTGGCCCAAGACTTCCCGCTTCTTCCGTGACATTGTGATTACAGAAAAAATTGATGGTACCAACGCTGCGGTAGGTATCCGGCGCGTAGAGTCCCCTGAAATAGGTGACCTCAACGTACTGTCCTACAACAACGTAGGCGATGCTTGGTACGCGGTCTATGCCCAGTCCCGCAACAAGCTCATCCGGCTTGGACAGGACAACGCTGGCTTTGCTGGCTGGGTACAGTCGCACGCTGAAGAGCTGGTCACCTTCCTTGGCGAAGGGTTGCACTTTGGCGAGTGGTGGGGCTCAGGAATCCAGCGTGGTTATGGATTGAAGAAGGGTGAGAAGGTCTTCAGCCTCTTCAACACTCACCGCTTTGAGAACATCTGGGAAGACTCAGACGGACTCGTACGTTGTGTGCCGGTGCTCTACAAAGGCCCAATGAAGGAAAAAGCAATCACTGCAGCTCTGGACAACTTGCAGGAACACGGCTCTTGGGCTGTGTATGGGTTTGACCGTCCTGAAGGTATCTGCATTTACCACACGTCATCTGGCATTGTCCAGAAGGTCACGCTGGATAACAACGATGCTGGCAAATGGGAACACCTGTAAATAACGTTTGACAATGCAACGGACTACACATACCATTGTGTAGTCCGTTGCATTTTGAAAGGAAAACATCATCAACTGGAATGAATTTCAGCAGAACGCACTTACCACCGCGATCTACCCTCTGAAGCGAGAACTCGAGTACACCATTCTGGGCTTGTGCTCGGAGGTTGGAGAAATCGGTGACGTTTACGCCCGAGAAAAGCTGATCGGCTGGGGCTTCTCCCGCAAGGGCACCAACGAAATCCTCTCAGAAATCGGTGACAACTGGTGGTACGCGGCTGCTGTTGCTGACGCAATGGGCAAGACCTTTGAAGAGGTCCGCACCTTCAGCGGTCTGCTCCCCCAGACCTACCCAAGCCGTGGCATCACCATTCTGCTGCTGGGAAAACACGCAAGCAACATTGCTGGAGTCCTGAAGAAGTCCATCAGGGACAACGATGGCTACTTTGAGGCGAAACACACTGAGGCTGTCATGGCTGAGCTGTTCCAGTTCACTCACCAGCTCGAGCAGCTTACTGCGGCGTTCGGTTCCACCACTGAGGCTGTCATGGCCAAGAACCTGAACAAGCTCGCTGACCGCAAGTCTCGTGGCGTCCTGCAGGGATCGGGGAACAACCGTTGAACAACAAGCAGAAGAACCTTGCATTGCTGAAAGCCCTGTACGATCCCAAGACTGGGGATCAGGAGCACATCGCACTGCGGCGGACGTTCGGTGAAATGTCTGAGACTGAGCAGGTTGAATTCAATGAGTACGCTCATGTGGTAGGCAACGCCTACACTGACCTGCTGGAAGAGCTGGATGAAGGTCTGACGGAGCTGGCTGACGCCTTCCCTGATGAGTCTGACCCGCGCAAGTGGGATGACGGTGACTGGGTAGAGTTCTTTGTCGCTGTCGCTGGGCATAAGTACGAAGAGTTCTACATCACCTATGCGTCACAAAAACCGAACTTTCATCTGGTATGGCAGGAGATTGAGCAGCGCATTGGCTGAGGGATTTAGGTCAGAGTTTCAAAGGCAAGTCATTGAGAACCCTCCTGAGTGTGCTGAAATGGACCCTGACTACTGGTTCGCTGACCCTCTTGATGAGGAAGAGCGCTTCGGTAAGTCAGAACGGGCCATTGCCATCAGTGTGTGCGACAGGTGCCCCTTCAAGCACCAGTGCCTTCAGGAAGCGCTCACAAACGATATCCAGCATGGCGTGTGGGGCGGCTTGATCCCACAGCAGCGGGAAGCGTATCGTAAGCGTATGGATACTTCCCCATCCCGTTGGGCGTACCTCACCTCATGACCTTGCAGTACCTAACCGCTGAGAATGCCTTGGGACTCAGCGCAAGGTTCTGGGACAAGGTAACTAAATCGGCGGATTGCTGGCTTTGGACAGGTGCCAAGGTCAGCAAAGGGTACGGCTCCATACGGATAGACAGGAAGACCTGTGCAGCACACAGGGTGGCATGGGAACTCGAGTACGGTAGTAGAGTTCCAGAAGACCTGACGCTGGATCACAGATGCAGGACACGAAACTGTGTCAGACCTTCCCACCTTGAAGCTGTCACGGATGAGGAAAACAATCGTCGGCGCATAGAGTTCTACAAGTCCATTGTGCGACCCACACTAACCCACTGCGTTCAAGGGCATGAGCTGTGTGCTGATAATGTCTACGTGACTCCTAAAGGTACACGCAGATGCCGTATTTGCATCAGGCAGGCAGGACGCAAGCATGATGAAAAGAGACGTGTAGCTATTGCGGCTTGAAACACTAAAACGTAAGATTGTCAGCGAGATTACGAAACCCACCAATCGCGGCCAACAAAAGCGCTTAGGTCCTTCTGAAATTGGAGGCTGCCCCTTGTGCTTAGGTGAGAAGCTTGCACTGGCCTTGCCGGAACAGTACCCAGACCTCGAACATACGGAGCGTTTCGGGCTCGGTAGCTGGATCGGTACGGCAGTGCATAACTACATCGACACTACGCTGGATATTCCGGGCGCAATCAAAGAGCAGAAGAACGCCATCTATCACCTTGAGGGGTATGGGACCATCAGTGGTTCCACCGACTTCTACAAGGCAGGGCACATCTTTGACTGGAAGGTGGTAGGCAAGTGGAGCTTCACGGAGATGAAGCTTGCCTACCAGCTCGAGCCCAACCGGCTACCGAACACGAAGTACCGTGTTCAGCAACACCTTTACGGGTACGGCTGGGTCAAGGCAGGCAAGCCGGTGGAAACCGTCAACCTGTGTGTCATCCCCAAGCTCAGCAATGATCCTGACGACATACGGTTCTACACGGAGCCCTACAACCCTGAAGTTGCACGCAAGGCACTGGCTAGGCTAGAGTTGATCTGGAGCCGAGTTCAAGAGGGAAAGCTTGATTCACTCCCTATGGATGATGATTGCTACGTCTGCTCTCGAGTTCTATTCAGAAACTAGCTGGGGCAAAGGGGCTCGCATTGAGTGTTGCAGTAGGCGATAAGGTCCGTATCCGTGAAGGCGTCAATGAGCGCGACTTCAAGGAAGGACAAGTTGGCACCGTGCATCATTTGAGTGTAAAGTACGAGGGGGATATCAGGGTCAAGTTCGATCACGATCCTGACCTCCTGTGGGTTTATCCCGAATTCTACGAAAAGGAAGAGGCAACAAACTGAGCGAAGCAGCGGTAGCAGAAGAAAATGAACTGCTCGAGGAAGACTTGTTCGACTTGAGTGACATTGCGGAGATTGAAGCTCCCACACCAGCACGTAAGCGCACGTCGATGCTACTGTACGGGCGTCACCGTGTAGGCAAGTCCACCTTTGTCTCCCAGTGTGCTGAGGTAGACGGAATGTTCCCAGTCCTGTGGCTCGCCACGGAAGACGGTACGGGAGCGTTCGCCGGTCTGTACGATGATGACCGCATTGATGTTGTCCACATCAAGGACACCGCCAAGATGATAAACATCGTCAACAAGGTTGTGGACAACAAGACCAAGTACAAGACGGTGGTTATTGACACCGCTGGTCAGTTCCAAGAAATCATCAAGCGTGACTATCGTGCTGCTAACCCCAACACGAAGAACGCTTACGAAATCTGGGACAAGGTTGCAGACGGCCTGATCTACGTGACAGACGCGCTGCACAACAGCCAGTACAACTTCTTCCTCATAGCACACACGTCCAAGGAAAAGGATGATGTGCTGGGAACGGTGCTCTTGAGCCCCAACTTCCTTGGTAAGAAGTCCAACATTGAAATCCCGAAGATTCCTGATACCATTGCGTATCTGGAAAAAACAGAGGATGATGAAGGCAACGGTTACCGTTTGCTTCACCTGACTGCTTCTGGTAGGATCGACGCAGGTAGTCGGTACGAGCACAAACTACCGGACAGAATGAAGAATCCGAAGATGGCGGACTACTACGCGGCCATCACCGCGTAGCTTCAAGATTTACTGCACTAAAAACCGAAACACAACAAAAGGAAACAAAAATAGTGACTGAACGCCAGAGCTTTGACCTGACCGCTGAAGACCTTGACACCACTCGCAAGATCGTTCCGGCAGGTTGGCACACGGTTGAGATTGATGACGTGGAAGATGACCGCGAGACTTCCAACGGCAACCTGCAGTACCTTGTGAAGTACAAGTCCACCGATGAGTCCTTCAAGGGCACCCTGTGGGACTTCATCACCATCACGAAGCCCGCAATCCAGAACATCGTGTCGCTCTCCCGCGCTGTCGGTCTGCCGGTTCCCACCAAGGAGAAGCCGGGACCGTTCACGCCTCCTGAAGCTGATGACCTGATCGGCAAAGAGCTCCAGATTGAGGTTGTTCACGTTGACAACCACAAGGGGGAGAAGGACGATGACGGCAACGTGATTCAGGTTGCTCAGGTCCGTTTCGCTGGCCGCAAAAAGGTTGGCGAGAAGACGGGCAAGACTCCCGCCAAGGCAACCACCGCTGCAAAGGGCAAGGCAGCAAAGGCTGAAGCAACTTCCGGCTTCTCCCTGTAGTAAGCTAGTGTTGTGGGGCATATTCCGTGGACTCGGTTTGCTTGAATATCCAACATAGCGGTGCCCACACACTAACTCCTGAGCATGAGTGATAAAAGGCTCACAAGGGGTACGACGTCCTGATGCTTGGCGAAATCAGGGACTAACTAATCATTAGTCTGGGTAGCGTAATCTACCAGCGGTTCAAATCCGCTCTCCCCCACAAGGAAGGCCAGCCGAAAGGCTGGCTTTCCTTTTGACTAAGTACGATGGAATGTATTACATCTGCTAAGCTATCAGTTTGGAATGAAAGGAGCACAGTGACCGAGTACAAGACTTTCCTTGAAAGTGTCTGGGGAGAACAGGTAGGGCAGGTAGATATCGCCCGTATGCTGAACGGGCAGGTCAGGAATCACAAGTTTTTCTCGTGGCCGGAACAGGCCGCTGATATCTACGCCTACATCGAGAAGTACAAGCACGAAGACGTGTACTACACTCCGGTCCTGTTCAGGGCCAACAAGAGGCAGCGTGTGCTCGCCAGCGCTGCACAGGTGGTCTACGGTGACGCTGACACCTTCAACCTTGATGACATTCGGTGTGAGCCTTCCATCATCGTGCGGACTTCCCCGAACAAGACGCACCTGTACTGGCTCATTGAGGGTATGTCTGATGCCCAGACTGCTGAGACTCTTAGCCACTCGGTATCCGTAGCACACCCGAAGAAGGAAACCGGCTTTGATGATGGCTGGTCCTGCACCAAGCTGCTGCGTGTTCCCGGCACGATGAACCTCAAATACATGGGAGAAACTGGAGAGGTCTACAAGGTTGAGGCTGAGTACACAGGGGTTGTTTACACGGAGGAAGAATTCACCGAGTTCTACCCTGCTGTCCCTGAGTACACGATGGACTTCAAGCCGTTCCCTGAAGAGGAACTTCCCTCTTACGCCACTGTGCTGAATGAGATTCCCCCGAGCACACGGCTGGAAGGACTGCTCCAGACTGCGGCATTCCCCAAGAATTCGGCAGGCTCAGAAGCCCTGTACGCGCTCTACGTCGAGCTCTTCAATCTCGGTGCCACGGATGAGCAGGTGTACGTCATTGCGGAGCGCTCGCCGCTGAACAAGTGGAAGCGCGACAACGTTGCCAATCCCGGCAAGCACCTGTGGGATGACATTCAGCGCGCTCGCGCCAAGGATGGACAGCCTGACCTCTTTGAGGAAGAAGAGGATGAGGAAGAGGTTGTCACCGTTGCTCCCAAGAAAAAGTCCAAGGGCTATGACTTCCTGACTCCTGCTGAGAAGGAGAACCTTGATGGCTGCTTCATTGACGATTACCTCGCTTGGACCTCGAGCAAGACAGACGCACCGAACGCCTATCACGTAGCTGGTGCCTTCACCGTCCTGTCCACCGTCTTCTCTGACTTCGGCCATGCCGTACCTCACTGGGGAGACGTACCGCTGAACCTGTGGTTTATGGTGCTGGGCAGCACAACCCTCTCCCGTAAGTCCACTGCCAAGGGTTACATGCTCAAGTGCATTGAGGCTCTTGAAGAAGAGGGTTACAACTATGACTTGGGCTCTAAGTTCACGGCTGAAGGTCTGGATGAAGCGCTGCGTCAGAACGCCAACCGTTCCGCCCTGCTGCACATTGATGAGATTCAGGGCTTGATGAAGCAGCTTGACAGCAAGGCTTACCTCGCTGGCATCAAGGGTGAACTCACCGAAATCTACGATGGCAAGGTGACCGGCAAGCTGCGTGCTTCCGGGGAAGAGAAGGACAAAAAGCGTAAGGGTGCTCGCGTGGCGCTGAACCTGTTCGCAATGGGTATCCGTAAGCAGCTCGCGGACTACCTGACGGAAGAGGATTTCCAGTCAGGCTTCCTTACCCGCTTCATCTGGGTATCGGCTGAGCCTCTGGAGCGTACCGCTGAGACTGACTACATTGGCCAGCAGGACCCTACGGAGCGCACCAAGGGTGATCCTGCCTTCCTGAACCTCATTGAGAAGCTGAAGGAAGCGCGTGACGTGTGGGCAGGCTGGAATGATCCAACCTCGCGCACGATTGCGGTACCAATGAATGAGGCAGCACACAAGCGCTTCAACCAGTTCGTCACGGCGGCTCTGGACGCTGCACAGGCAGAGGCAAAGTCAACGATCCTTGAGGCAGCTACCAACCGTCTCTCTACGTCCATCCTGAAGGCATCTACGCTGCTGGCAATGGCGGATATGTGCGATGAGGTAGAGCTGCGTCACATGCTTGTGGCCATCAACTACTGCAGCGAGTGGTTCGAGCACCTTGTGACCATGACCAACCTGATTTCCGAGTCCAACTGGAAGCGGAGGCAGGACAAGCTGCTTGAGGTCATCATGGCTCGCGGCGGTGAGTGCTCTTGGGCTCAGGCTTACAGGGCATTCAGTGCCGAACTGAAATCGCGCGAGTTCCTTGAACTTGTGCAATCACTGGAAGAATCGGGCAGGGTAGTCCTGCTCAAGGGAAAGAAGGGCTCAAAGTCCCTCGTGGCAACGGAGGAAGCATAAAGTGGAGACTAAACAGGACAACCGGCTGGAAGCACTGGAGCACGCACACCGCGTCTGGCAGAACTCCAACAACCTGCACCTGACCACGGCGCGGAAGCTGGAAATGGCTTGGGAGCTGCATGAGCACAAGATGTTCAGCCTGAACCAGCTCGCCAAGATTGTGCGTCTCCCTACGGTCTACCTCACGCGCGACGGGATGAAGGCCAACGCTGCAGGTGGACGGTTCGATCCCTCGAGCCTGACTACTCTCATTGCCATGCGTAAGACCAAGATTCTTGGGGAGCGCTGTCCTGCCCGTTTGATCGAAACGTGTGTTGAGGCTGGCACATCATGGTCATGTGCTGCTACGCTCACAGGGATTGCTTACAGCAATTACTACAAGAACGTGCCTGCACAGTTTGAAGCGGAGACTCGAGCACTCAAACTGAAGCCGCACGACAAGGACGCCATCTGCAAGGCAATGAAGGCAGGTGCCGATTCCCAGTTGTTGGCTGAGCAGTACGGTGTTGACTACAGTTGGATAAACAAGATTGTAAGGACATATGGAAACGTCTAAGGTTTACATTCACAAGAATCCTGAAGGCATGTGGGAAGCAGGTGTGGTCATCCCCATCAACGGGGAGGAAACCTACATCAACAAGCACGAAGCTTCCACATGGGACGAGCTTACTGACTGGGTAAAGAAGGCATACGTTGGATGAGGGAGCAGGTACCGTCTGCACATGCAGAGGTAACGAGAGTTGTAGCCTGTGCCCCTCAAAGGAAGAGGTCTACAGAGAGATAATGACTAAGCGAAGGCAGGACTGATTGAGGGCATACATCTGGTCCAAGGATGAGGTAGGGCCGGAAGCTGCAGCGGTGTTGCGGAAGGCAAAGGAACTTTCCGGCATTGAGGAACAGATTGATTTCATTCCCCTGCCGGATGAGCCCTTCCGCAACATTCCTGTATTCTCTCTGGGACGACTGACGCGGGAAGTCCGTAGCCGTGTGGTGCAGGTACCCTCTGTGGGCGCGATGGTCACCAAGGCTGACAGCCTTACCCGCGTCTCTGACGCATTGAAGCTGCTGGTCAATGACGTTGATCTTGGCCGCATGAATTACATCGTTGAAGAGCGCTTGGACTGGCTCTGCGGCATCCTGAACAACACCAAGGGCAAGAAGATATCGTTCGATATTGAAACGTCCGGTGACGTGAAGTGGGACATTCCGTCTTACGATCAGGTCATTTCCGTAGCCATCTGGGGCGGTCAGGGCTCTGTCATGGTGATCCCCGAGCACATGCTACGGAATCCCTTGGTGGAGCGCGGTCTGAACAAGTTCCTTCGGCGGAACAAGATCATCACCGCCAACGGCAAGTTTGACTTGTCATACTTCGAGCCTGACTTGTATAACTGGTTCGATATCATGCTGGCTCACTACGCGCTCTACCCTGCTGGCAGCACACACGCCCTGAAGGACTTGGGTGACCAGTATTTCGGCTCTGGTGACTGGGATGAAGGTAACAAGCCCTACACGGTAGCCAAGACGTACAAAGAGGCTGGTACCGGCGAGGATGGCGTCTGGTGGAGCGCTCGCAAGTACAGTGGGGGCTCTGGCTATGAGCGTATCCCCCGTTCGATCCTGTACGAGTACAACGCCTATGACGTGTTCTACACATGGCACCTGTATGTCCTGCTCGAGGATTACCTTGAACAAGACCCTGAATCCCGCAAGGCATTCGACTGGCTGCTGCGTCTGGACAATGAGCTGTACCGTGGCGTTGAGCGCCGTGGCATCAAGCTTGATGTTCCGTACCTGCAGGAGCTTGAGGTTGAGCTGACAGCAGAGCTGTATGAGGCTGAACAGGAGTTCTGTGCTGCGGCTGGGCAGACTATCAACCCGCGCTCGCCACAGCAGGTCAAGGCGTGGCTGCACAGCCGTAAGAAGCGCGTCAAGAGCAGCGACAAGAACACCATTGAAAAGCTGCTGAAGAATCCCCGCACTTCTGATGAGGTTCGGGAGTTCTGCCTGACACTGAAGAAGTGCCGGTTCATCAGCAAGCAGCTCAGCACATACGTCACTGGCTATCTGGCTCACTGTCACGGTGACATGGTGTATCCCGGCTACAAGCTTCATGCGGCTTCTACGGGCCGTCTGGGCGGCGCTGGGGCATCCATGCTGACAATCCCCCGCGACAAGCGTTTGAAGCGCATGGTGCTGCCTTCAGAGCCCGGACACGTGGTTGTGACAGCGGATATGTCTCAGGCAGAGCTCCGTGTGATGGCTATGGAGTCCGGCGATGAATGGTTGATTTCTGCTTTTCAACCGGGAGCGGGTGATATTTTTGATATCCTCCTGCAGTCTGCAATGCCTCAGTACGACTGGGCAGAGCTTCACGAACGTGCTGACAACGGTGATGACCTCGGACAGTTCTATGGAACGTGGCGTGCCCGTATGAAGGGTGTTGTGTACGGTGTGTCCTTCGGACGTGGCGTAGCTGCTATCGCTGCAGCGCTGGAAGTTGAGCAGCACATCGCCCAAACGCTGGTAGACGGTTTCGTGCGTCCGGGCAGCAAGTTTGCTCAGTGGCGGCAGATGATTGAAGAGAAGGCCAAGACTGGCGGGGCTATCGTCACCAAGTTTGGGCGTCACTTCCAGTCGGAAATCATCACTGAGATGAACGCCCACGAGGTCACGAACTCTGCACTGAGCTTCACGTCTCAGTCCACAGCCAACGATATCTGCCTTGCTGCAGCGCTCTGGCTGAATCCCCAGCTCGAGCAGTACGGCGCGTGGCTCATGGGAACCATCCATGACGCTATCTACGTCACCTGCCCGGAAGAGCATAAGGTTGCTGTAGGCAACTTGATTGCTGAGGCTCTGCGTAGGGCTGGCCGTGACGTGTACGGAGACACTGTTCCGTTCGCTGCAGATGCAGGCTACGGTCCAAACCTTGCGAAGATTGAAAAACTTGCAGCGTAGGACTTGCGGGAAAATCAAATGAGGTACTAGAGTAGGGGTATCGGCCAAGAGGCCGGTGCCCCTATTTGTTTGGAGAGACAAATGCGTAAGACCGAAATCCCCGAAGAGCTTCCCCGCGAACTGGACTTCCTGTACCGCGATCTGTGGCAGGCCAACTTGGATGCCTTCTGGGAGCTCATCGAGAACCACTACGAAGAGGAATGGCGCGTCGAAATCAGCGGAGCTGTTGTGCTGGTTGTTGATGACGCCATGCTTGAGCGTGTGCTGGATGACAACACGTCCATTGCGTGGTACAAGTTTGGTTCTTACAAGGGTGGGGATGAGGGTGGACGCAGGTTCTTCCTGTCCCGTCCCGAGTACCTGAAGGGCATCTGGGCCATTGAGGGTATCTACAACGGTCACCAGACCTACGTTGGCGGGGAACGTTCCTACTTCTTTGAACCGGAGGCATAGAGTCCCTTGCTCTGCACTAAACGGTCTCTAATCAACAAGCACGAAGCCAAGGCAATGCTTAGGAGTACGCTGGAGTCTCCTAGCACTGCAAGAAAGGAATGCAGGTTCTACAAGTGCGAAAAGTGCAAGACGTTTCACCTAACAAGTATGCCGCTGGAAGAGTATCTGGCGGAACAACAGAAGGAAAAGACACAGTGACGGATAGCGCTTCCATTGAGGCTGACAGCAGTACCAACAAAGCGGTTGCTGAGCAGCCCATCACTGAGGTTGAAGACCTTCGCGGAGAATTCGTAAGAGTTGGTGACACTATCGCCTACGCGGTGACAGCAGGACGTAGCGGAGCTATGCGCGTCGGTGAAGTCATTGAGATTCTGTCGGAGCATCACGTCTCTGAGAGCTACGGCTGGACACGTTCTGTACCTACAAAGCTGAGGGTAGAGGTCAACGCAAGTAGTAGCTATGGTAAGCCCGCCAAGCCTGTGTTGATTGAAGCAGGGCTCAAGCGTTTCGTGAAGGTAGGCGCGTGACCTTCATCCTCGCGTGCGATCCGGGGAAGGCTTCTGGACTCGCTGTTTATGACCTAGACAGGTCTATTCCTGTCTGGATGGAGCAGTCTGAGCACGGTGTGCTGGGATTTGTGGACGCCTTTGTAGCTTTGAAGGAAACCTACCGACCTGCACACATCGTTTGCGAGCGTTTTGACTTGAGGTCAAGCAACAAGTTCCTTGCTGACCTGTCTCCTGTGGAGTGTATCGGCTGGCTCAAGGGAGAAGCGTACTCAGTTGAGTACGTCATGCCTTCACAGCACAAGACGCTAGTGAAGGATCGTACCTTGAATCCTTTGATGAAAGCTGGTAAGTTCAAGGTAGGTGCTGGTCATTCGAGGGATGCCTTGCGTATTGCTCTTTGGTTTGCAGCAATGAGACTGAAGCACGTGCCCAGTCTTGAGTTATTGAAAGCAAAGGAAGATAGTGTCTCGTAGCACAAAGACCAATTTTGGGGGAGCCTACAGGGTTGTCCTCGAGAAGCGCGACAGGGAAACCGCTGAGGTTGTTGGACAACGGGATTACGTTGGCCCGTACCAGACAAAGGGAGCAGCCAAAGGGCAGTTGACCTACTTGGTGGCACAAGCCAACCGCACACACTGGCGTACTGATGAACCACCTGAAACTGAGACAGCAGGCTGGATTGAACAAACTACTGGGGAGTGGAAGCGCATTGAGCCGTAGAATCGGAAAACTGCCGGACCACGTATACTTCGTGATTGGTGGGCCATTCATGCGGTATGACGGTACCGGAGAATACACCACCGTTGACGGTCCATACTCGAGCCTGAGCGCTGCTAAGGGGAAACGTACCAGCATGGCTGGTGCAAACTACGGTGACCGCAATAAGGCGCAAGAGCGCCTGTCAAAGTACACAATCGTTGAATCACCTGCTGGGGAGTGGAAAAAAGTTGACCTTGACTGAATCAAAGACCGTCCTGTGTGCTAAGTGCGGCACCGAGCACCAGACCCACCCTGAGCCCCGCGAGGGCTTTGCCAAAGACGGTACGCCAACCTTCGGGGTCTTTGCTGTGGACTACACGTACATCATGGATTTCCACAACGGAGGTTCCCAGTACGTTCCGCTGTGCAAGGTCCACTCGCGGGATTCCATTTCTCTCAACCCTGTATCGGAGACACGTAGTGCAAGCTAGGTTCAAAGAAGGCGACAAGGTACGCTACCAAAGCAATGGGCATAGCCCAGACTTTGACGGTGCTGAGGGCATCGTTGTGGAAGAGAAGCAGGCCACAGTCGTAGTGAAGCTGACAACGCTTGTCCGTACTGTAGGCGATACCTACACAGTAGGCTGCATTCTGGCTCTGACCAAGTTGTACCTGTCAGTGGTTGGTGAAGAGATTCCCAATGATGAAGCTGTGGAGCATCCTGCTCACTACGGCGGCAAGGAAGACCCTTACGAAGTCATCAAGGTCATTGAAGCGTGGGGCTTGGGCTTCAAACTGGGCAATGTCGTGAAGTATGTGGCACGAGCCGGGAAGAAAGACCCCGCAAAGGAACTGGAAGACCTGAAGAAGGGCCGGTTCTATATTGACCACCGTATTGAAGAACTGGAAAAAGTAGCGCTTGCAAATAATTCTTGACCCTGCTTTGTCCAATACGGTTCAGGGCATTGGATTCATTCTGATGCCTCTGGGCTTGCTTCTCACCATCCTGTCCAACAGGAATCGTAAGTAAGCTGCTAAACTAGAAGCATGACTGTAGAACGCGCTCTTGTCATAGGCATTTTGGTAATCCTAGTTGTTTGGCTGGCGACAACCATTCTGTAGTTACAAAGAAGCCCCGTACCACTACTCCGGTACGGGGCTTCTTGCTGTCTAAATGCGTTTGCCGCAACGCTGACAATAGCTGAAGAGTCTGGTGGGAATCCACAGGTGGAATCCGAACCAGCAAGCTAAGGGCTTCACTGGCTACTCCTGACCTTGCGCGTGAAGAGCTTGTCTTGCTCACGTCCGCGCGTGGTGCTTCGGGATACGCCTTGGCACTCACCGCACCTGTAAAGGTCATACGTGGTCACGTTTGCCTTGGCGGTACCAGACTGTAGCTCGAGGTCTGCTGACCCGCAGAACGGGCACCTGTCGTGTTCTGTGGCCATATACATACCGATGTGAGGGTGCTTCTCAATCCAAGGCAGGATACGGTAGTACAGCTTCTCGGTCACACGAACGTCCTGCATGTTGTAGCGCTTCATCAACGCCCACGCTCGAGGTTCATTGGCCATACACTGGACCCACAGCACATGGCCGGTGTGCGCTGTCTTGGCTCCCAGCTTCAGCGCTTGCACAACGTAGTCAAGCTTATTGGACGGGAACTTGAACGCCTTCTTCACTGCGTGCAGCAAGTCGATGTTCTTGTAAGGCAGTGGGGGCGGGAATCCGGCTGTCAGGAACTCCCTGTGCAGGTGCTTCATGTCAAAGCCCTGTGAGTTGTAGCCGATAATGATATCCGCTTCATTGACCAGCTTGTATGCTGCTTCAATCATGGCCTCATGGCCGTCATGAAAGTCAGAGTGGAACAGAACTGTGGGCTCACCGAGCCACTTGGCGGCAAAGCTGATGACCTGACCGGACTGCCTGAGCTGTGCCAGACCGACATTGTTGTTCCACAGGGACCACACGTCAGCGATGTTGGGCGAGTTCTCAATGTCGATCACCAGCACACGCACGTCTTGTTTCTTCAGACGCTTGCCTACGCTCTTGGCCAGCTCGAGGGCGTCGATCAGCTCACTCATTCAGCGATCCCCAGAACGTCCCTACGGTAGCGTCTGACGGCTGCTTCTGAGACAGGTGAGACTTTATCCGTGATGACCCTTGCGAGGGCGCTGTGCGGCCATATGGACGGTGCTGAGAGGGCTTCTGACAGGGCAGACCGTTCTGCAACCTGCAGGTTACTCAGAATCTTGTCTATCTTGTTCTTGGCGGGTGGGTTACTTAGTGCATCGCTGAGACTCAAAGCACATGCCTTTCAGGTTGTACGATCTTCCGTCACCACCATAGCACATGCGCGTCGGACAAATGTCGAAAATGCATCTTTTACGAGTCCCTAGCTTCTTTCCTTACCTTCTTCAATTAGTGTGTCTGCAAATAATATATAAAAATAATAATAAATAGAGATAGAACACCAGTTTCATGTGCAGTACAAAACGCAAAAAACCCCGGAAATCCGGGGTTTTCGCTCACACTTTGTACTGGTCCAAAGTTACGTATTTCATACGCTGTTCAGTATTGGTTACCCTGAGCAACTACCGTTTATGGTTGCTTCAGGCAACTGGATGAAATACGTTTCAAACTCAGTATTTCGGAGGGCAGCTTCCGCAAGGTGGGAAACGGTACTCAAGCTGCTCAATGAAGGCCGCAGCCTCAGTGCTGTACTCCACTGGTTCTAGTACAACACTGAGGTCCGGCCCGTCTTTAGGCTCTGTGGTCTGGTCCGTCAACGCGATCAAGCCCTGCTACTGTGACCACAGGCTGAAGCTGAGTGCTCTTGTCGATGTTGCTTGGCGTCACCTTCAGCCGCAGCAGGAACGCTGCCAGCGAGGTCAGGACGGACTTGGCCAGCAGACCGCCAAAGGCGATCCAGAAGACCTCAGAGCTAATATCTGCAGTCTTCAGCAGGTCCGTGAGCCCCAGCCCAATCAGAGCCGCAGCGTCCACACCGATGTTGACGTAGAACGTACGCCACGCCCTTACGAGCGCGTCAAGGGTCTTCTGGTTCACTGCTGTACCTCTTCTTCCTGTACGTCAACCGCAAAGCCAACCTTGACATTGCCCAGCTTCTCGAGGAAGGCCGTGTAAGCTGCTTCCGCAGCGCCAGCGGCATCCTCAGCCGGTGCAGCCTTTACAGCGTCCACAATGGCCCTTGCAGCGTCAGCCACGGTACGCCGAGTGGCACTGTGCTGGAAATCGTTGTACGTCACGAGCGTCCCCAGCGTGGTTGGCTGATCGGTGACCTTGGCAGTCTCAGCGTCCGCGTAGGGGAGCGGCTTGCTGAACACCGCGTTGGCGGTATCGGCAGGTAGTTCGCTCTTGGTACGATCAAAGGCGTGGTTGATGACCGCTTCCAGCGATGAAATGATGTGTGCTGCTTCTGCTGCAGACAATTCGTCCTCCTGAGTTTTTCCGTCGAGAATCTGTTGTGTGTAACCGAAGAACTTGCCCCAGTCAAAGTTTGCGCCCGGATCACTACGGGCAATGCCTGAATCGCCATGAGCACAGAAGCCGGGAACTCGAGCCCTAGCCTCTGCACCGGAGATTCGACGCAGCGGAACCGTAATGCCGTAGGTGACCTTCATGTAGGACACGAAATCAGCGGCACAGGCCGCCATGTTCCAGTACACCCGCTCGCGGCGGTCTGCTGGCATCACAGCCCAGTCAGACGTGCGGAGTGCAGCAGAAATGCCTACAGCCCAGTTGTTAGTCTCTGAGTCCTGCCACGCCTCATACTCCCAAGGCAGCATGTCAATGATGCTGTCCGAGTCAACAAGACGGTGGTACGATCCATAGTCAGCGCGGTTGGCGATCATATGCGCGCAACCTTCAGCACTCGTGTCTTCCCCAATGTCATCACGAGCACACTCGGCAGTATGGACAATTGCTGTCCCTGACAGTTTGGCACCGCCACGGCGGGGGTAGCCCCACTGTTGGGTGCCGGGGTTGTAATCAAGCAGGTAGCTCAATGCTTATTCCAATCCTTCTGGCCTTGGCGGTACTGGATTCGGAAGAATCAGCAGCTCCAAACGCCCAATGTGTAGGATGGCCTTCAGAAGAAGGCGTTCCTTGATACCAAGAGCAGTCTCTTGGTCAGTCAAGCGGGTCTTGAGCCCTTCAATTTCACCGTGCAGCAATTTCACCTGCTCAGTAAAAGACGCGCTCTGTGTGTTGATTTGCCCCTGCAGGTTTTCCACAATGGCATCCCATGTGTTGTTGAGGTCACGATTTGCCTCATTCTCCCCAGTCTTGATGCCAAGTTTTCGCGTTACGAAAACGCCCAAGATAGCGGCTAAACCGCCACCGCCGAACACTACCCCAGCAATGATGCCACTGGCTTGTAGTATCTGTTCACCTGTCATCATCTGCCAATCCCTTGCTAATCACTGCTACCCGTACGTTCTTCAACCAGTAAACGGTCAAGTCAACTATTCGGACAACTAGCAGTAGGACTAGCATTGTTAGGACACTGGCAGCGGTAACATATTTGGAATCATGTAAGGCACCCACCCAAAGGCCCACAACGTAAACACTTATTCCCCCTGCTAGGAAGAACAGGGAAATCCATTCAACAACGTATTGCTGCCATAGAGTACCTATAAAGCACACAGCCCCGAAGATAGCCATTGATGCAATCAGAACGATTGTAGTTGGCTTGATTGAGGATGGTGTGTATAGGACTGCGGCAACTCCTGTGAAGGATGCAAAAGCATAAGCAAATACACGCAGAGTGCGAACCAAGACCACAGCCCATTTAGGATAATGTTGTACGGCAAATGGCATTAGATCGAACTCCCTAGTAAACGAAAAATTCCCTCTTACCATAGTAGCATTTGCTTGTCAAGGTAAGAGGGAACTATCGGTTTTGCTTAGTTCAGTGCCTTCAGCAGCGAGACAGAGAGAGTGTTGAACGTAGGCGAGTTGACATTGAAGTTGGCATCCGTGGTGGAGTCGATGTAGGTACGAGTCCAGATAGTGTCACCGGCCACACAGTTGATGACCGAAGACGTAGCAAGACCAACGTTGTTCGAGGAAGCACGGAACTGGAGAACCTTACCGAACTCCACACCAGACTTGACGATACAGATTTCACCGTAACCGTCAGGGATATTGATAACAACGTTGACACCAACGTAGTAGAGCCCCGGAGTGGCAATAGTGACAATACCGTTCGAGAACGTGAAGCCGGTGTTGAAGCACTGGCTGGAGTTCAGGTCGAAGCCTACAGTGGTCAATGCCTGCTTGGTCAAGACCTGTCCAGTAGGCCGAGTAGCGAACAGACCAAGAAATGTCTCCTGTGCTCGAAGACGCTGGCCGATGCCTTCCTCAATAGAAGATGCCTGAGTAGCGAGCAGAGTATTGATTTCTGACGTGTCATCTTCGTCTGGATACCAGACTTCATCAAGCGGGGTAAATGCTCCCATTATGCAGAGACTCCTTCAGAGGCGAGTACAGGGGATTGTTTAGGCTCGAAAACAATTCTACCCTGCTGTGAATTATCGTCAGCGACTTTGGTAAAGCCTGCCAGATTCAGCAGGGCATCTTCCAAAGCACAGACACGCAGCTTCAGGCTTTCAACCAGAGTGATGAGGTCTGCAGTAGTTTCGTCCACAGTAATTCTCCTAGCTAATGTAATTCGGCAGTGGTGCCAAGTTAGTGTCTTTGATCTTCTTACCGGCGTGCAAGGCGTTCCAGTCAGCCACAGTTTTGCCGGTAGCAAATTCCCCATTGAGAATCCGGTGAGTGTTATACCTCACGGCTCGAGAGACATTCGTTTTATTCGGACCAAGGCTGTACTGTTCAGCGCGGTAAGCCGAGCCATTGAAATACACATTGTGGTCTTCGGTGTTCGCGTCGTAAACGAAATCCCCGCCGTAACTGAACTCCTGACGTTCCTTGCGGGGAATGTCATAATTCAGAATTGACTCGCCGGTACCGTACATTGTGGCTAGCTTGAATCCCGCATTGAATGCCGAGAGTTTGTCAGTGATGAAGATGGAGTCGAACTTGATCCCCACTTCCTCAGAAGCGTCCGGGTCACCTGTGTAGACCTTGATGGTCTTCTCTTTGTCAAGCTTCAGACCATCACCGAAGATGTAGAGCGCGGGACGGTCAGCCACACCCTCAGAGATACGGTACGGAGCCCGAGAGGTAATGATGGCTGGAGCCTGAATGGTGATTTCGATTTCACCGGCCTTGCCCGTAGGCTGAACCTTGATGGAACCGCCGTTGTCTTTCCACCACTGGGGATCAACAATGTAACCGTCATTGCCTGTCACCACGTAGGCACCGTAGGAGTTGGTGTACGGGACGGGTACACCGGAGACAGGGACAGGCTGGTTCAGCGTGAGGAATGTGCTGTCGGTCTGCACAACCTCAACCAGCTTCTCTCCCGGCTCTACCGAGTACACAGAGTCAGCGCGCCACAGCTCATTGTTGTAGTACGCGGACACACTCTTCTTCGGCTGCTGGCGGTAGACAACTTCCACAGCTCGAGCCTTCTCACGCTGGCTGGCAGACTCAGACACGTTGGCCTTGGGCAGAGCAAGCATAGGCTTGTACGTGTCATCGTCAGGGTTGAAGCGCTGGAACTTGCGCGGCGTGAACACGAGCTTGTCATTGCCGAAGCTGATATCAAGACCCTGCAGTGAGCAGAACTCCTTCAGTTTCTCCCACACGTTGCCAGTGAATCCCGGCACACAAGTCAGAGGTTTGGCATCAGGGTCAAGCACAAACTCAATCTGGTCATGGGGCTTGGTGAACGGAATCTCAGTGCCCTCACTGATGAAGAACAGGGAAGGGCTCATGTCGATACCAGCCTGAGCAGTGTCATACCCAAGGTCAAGCGTCCGCAGCTCAGGGCGGTCACGGAGAGTGGACGCTACCGAAGCGGTTGTGCTTTCGTACACCACGTCCTGCCCAGAGATAGTGTCATAGCACACAGCACGGAGGGCCACGGAGATATTGCCAGCAACCGTAGGATGAGCCGTGATGAGCACGTACAGGAAGTCAGCGGTGATGGTGGTAGTTGTGGGGCAGGTCAGTGTAGCCAGCACCGTGTACGAGCCCGTACCCGTCTTCTGTGACAAAGTAATGACCCTGCCTACCTGCATCAGCCGGTAGCTCACAGTGTTGTTCAGCTTGTAGTGCCATGCCCCAACAACAACCTGCTGGTTGTAGTCGGTCTGGTTCCAAGAGTTCAGGGGCATTCCCCAGATGATGGACTGAGCAAGGTTGACCTCAATACGCCCAAGGTTCGTACCGTAGTTCGGCTTGTAGCGCGCGTGGTTGCTAGGCCACTCAGCAGTTGGAGCTTGTACCCACGTAGAGGCAGAGCGCGAGCTGTAGCCAACCTGAGCGTTGGTGATGTAGTGCTGCAGGTTCCCCGGCATCCGGTATTGGGGCACACCTGCCTGCAGCAACCACTGAGTGATTGCTGACGCGGCCATGTTGGTGTTGAATGTCGAGTCGGTGTAGAGAGGATACGTGGTCTGCTCAGTGTTCAACCTCTCAAACACTGTGTTCATATCCAACGTAGTGAGCCCAGACTTGGCAGAGCTTGATGCAGAAACAACCACACCAACGGTGTCAGTCTTGTCCGAGTCAATCAGCACAACCGGGTCGCCAAGGTGAGTCTTGCTGTCCTTGGACGGGTTGGTGACCGTTGCCTTGAATGTGGGAATCTGACCGCTGTTGTCAGAGGGGTTGGTTGGGACGTTACTCTTGGTGATGGAGTAGTTGGCAAGCTGGCCTACCGGCTTACCTGAACCGTCTCCCTTGATGATGCTGGCTGGCATTATCCCTCAATACTTTCAACTTCAATGAAATCCAGTGACAGTCCAATCCTATCAATGGTGCTTGACACAAGCTCACCATTCGTGGTATCGGGGAAAGTCACCGGACCAATGCCGTTGCCTACGGGCATCCAGTTGTTGCCGTACTGTGAATGATCTACCGTACCTAGCGCAAGCCCGTACACACGCAGTGTGGAGCCGAGAGGCATGTAGATGTCCAGTTCAAGCATGGTGGTTGTAGTGTTGGTGTCTGCTACTACAAGGCTTGACATAGCCGAAGAGGTAGCGCTGAGCAATGTGGTCCAAGTACGTGTAGTGCCGTTATAGCCACGCACCTTTACGGAAGCACCGCCTGTGGACTCAAGATCAGCACTGAAGTAGTACGGCTTGCCGGGAACTCGAATGACTCGAGTGCGGACAACTCCTTCAAGGACAACAGCCGAGCCTGCAGCAACTTGAGTGAACAAGGCAGCGCGGTCTGTATAGTAAGTACCGCTGTAGACGGAGGTAGGTGTGATAGCCTTCTCCACCGTAGGGCGGCACCAGCCGTTGGCCTGATGAGCAAGCTGCCAGCCGTTGGACCAGCGAGCAGGAAGCATATTCTCCTGATTCACCGTAGGGTCGGACAGGTAGAACGGACCAGTGCCGAACTGGCCGTTATACATGGCGATGATGTGACGCAGCCGGTCAGCAGTGGTGGCCCAAGTCATGTTGAATGACTTGTAAGTGGTAGGCGCACGGTACACGCTACGCCCACCACTCACGAGTTCTGTAACTTCAGTGTCAGCGTTGCTGTTGTAACCCATTCCCGATTTCGGTACAGGGATTTCCTGAATGTTATCCAGTACACCGAAGTACATTTTCTCAGTCATTGGCTAACTGACTCCCTTGCTTGCCAGCACACGCTGACCTTCATTGACGCTGGAAGCAAGCTGTTCGGTATCGGCAAACAGGTGTATATCCCGTTCAGCGAGCCGAAGTATAGCCTGCAGGTTATCTGCTGTCAATTCTACCAGCATAGGTCCGCTCGAGCCCGAGCCAGAGCCACCCCGTCCGCTGAAGGAACCGCCAGCGTTGAACTGTGGCATCTTCATGTTGTTCAGCGCGTTCATCATGTCCAAGCCCCAGAAGTCCACAGCACGCTTCTGCATGATGAACTCTTCAGACTGAACCTGAACCAAGCCCCGGCCATCAACCGAAGCCATCATGTTGTCATGCTTCAGGTTGGACGGAGCCTTGCCCGGAATTTGACCACCACCAGCGAAGCCCGGAATGATCCCGCCACCAGCCCTACGCGAGAACGTACCGGGCTCGAAAGCAGTCATGCTTGGATCGTCCGGAGTACCACCACCACGAATCTGAGCATCAATGTGCCGCAGAGCACGAGTAGCAGCAGACGTGTCCAGAGTCAGTACGGTGTTCCGTGGCCGAGCTGCCCAGTCAGCAGCCTGACCGAATGCGTTCACCGCACCCATTGCACCGGAGGTAGGCGTACCTACGTCAGCAGTAACGGTGGTTGGCTTGTGGTAAGGCACCGCGTTGATAACACCGATGTACCGCTCAAGCGCGCCCTGAAGCTGCCCAACTGCCCACTGGTTGTAACCCATCTGGGACACGTCGATCTTGAACTGGTTGGTCAGTCCCGCAGCGTAGTTGCGAACCTGATCCACCGAAGCTCCAGTGTTGGCGTAAGCCACAACCATGTCCAGCATCTTGGACTCAAGATCACGCAGAGCCGCCCTGTTCGCAATGGCTGCTTCCGAATAGCCCTCGAGCTGCCCGATGCCTGCCCGAAGCGAAATGATCTGAGCGTTGTTGGCCTCAATGTCCTTCTGCTTTGCAGCAGCGGCATCAAGAGCTTCCTGCTCCTGCTGAGCATAGTCAGCAGCGCGATCAACCTCACCGTACTTCAGCGAGATATCCTTTTCGATACCCGCCTTGCGAGCGTTGACCAGCTCTTCAGCACGTTCGTTGTTGAGTTCCTTCTGAGCAGCAATGAGGTCATCAATCTGCTTCAGCTCATCCTCACGCTTCTTGTTGATAGCGTTCAGAGCAGAATGGTACTCGTCCGTGGCCTTCTGCAGACCGTACTGGCGATCAAACGCAGCGGTGAGCCCAGTCTTCAGCCGGTTGGCGTAATCGTTGGCTGCTTCAGCGGCATCATCAATACCGTCAGCCATGTCCTTACCGGCCTTCTTACCGGCATCGCCAGCCTTCTCTGCTGCCTTGGCTGCTTTGTTGTAGCCATCGTTCAGAGAACCGAAGTTCGGAGTTACAGCCTTGGGCGTGGGGATGACTGCAGGTGCAGCCGCCCGGTTGACCACAGGTGCAGCTACCGGGGAGGGAGCAGCCGCAGCCGAAGGACCGAGAGCAGCGCCAGCCTTGACGTTGCCAATCTCAGCACCAACCTGCTTCTTGCTGTTGATGCCGTTACCGATTAGACCAATACCAAACTGGATAGCATTGATGACCGTCTGGGCAAAGTTCGCAAGGTTCTGCAGGTTCAGGATTGCGGGAGAGGTATCCGCGTTGACCTTGGCCTCGTAGTTGGCACCAGTCACTTCATTGGCAAAGAAGCCGAAGTTGCTGGTGTTCTCAATACCAGCGCTGGCGTCAGCATTGATTCCCGCAGTGTACTCACGAGCAACCGAGCTGGCGTAAGCTTCCACACCGGCAGACTCATTGAGAGCCTGAGAACCGTCAGCGAAAATCCAAGTGGTGTACGGCTTGTTGACAGACGCCTCAACACCGGCAGCTACCTGCTGTGCTTCAGCAGCGGCAACCGTACCATCCACCCTGGGAGTGATGGTTGGCTGTACTCCACCCTCAAACACATTGGCCACACCAAGCTTGGCCTGCTCAGCAATGACCTGCAGGTTGGTGGGATCAACACCGCGCGCGATCATTTCCTGCACAAGGCCATCAACGAAAGCGATGTAGTCAGCGCTGGCCTGTTGTGTGCTCTTGCCAGTCGAGTCAATAAGGTACTGCTGTTCCTGAGCCGCAGACCGCAGAGCTTCCTTGAAGTTCTCTACGTTGGCGCGTCCACCCTCAGTGTTCGGGCCGAAGTCCAGAGAGTCGAACAGACCTTCACCGAGAGCCTGAAGTGCAGACTGGGAAGCCCCGGCAGCATCCACAATGCCGAAGACGGCATCAAGGAACTTGTCAATCTTGTCAGCAGCAGTCTCAGCCTCATCACCTACACCGCCGATTTCGCTAGCGAACATTTCAGCGTTAGGACCAGCATCAGCAGCCGCACCACCGAAAGCGTCAGTGGCAGTCTTTACGTCCTTGAGGTCTTCACCAGTGACAGCAGACTTCTCACCAATTTCAGTGATCTTGTTCTTCAGCCACTCCATCTGACCGGCATGTGCTCCACCTGCATTACGCATGGCAGCGAAGTCCGCAAAGCCCTTGGACCGAGCAATCTGATCCATGACAGCAAGGACTTCCTTGCCAGCGTCACGGCCCTTGGCAGCAGCGGCAGCAAGCTTCTCAAAAGGTACACCTGCGTCACGAGCAACCTCAGCCAGCGAGCGGTCAAGGTTACCGAGCGCGATAGGATCGTGCCACGCTACCTTGATTTTCGCAATGGCGTCAGCCGAAGCACGAGTGGCAGCGTCAGCTCCCTGATCCATTGCGCGCGCGATAGCTTCACCGGCAGTGGCAGCTTCCTCAGCAGTCTGGATGAAGCTGAAGGCCAGCGTACCCAGTGCCATAACGGAGATACCGATAGGACCGCCCAACATGCCGATACCAGCCTTGAAGGCACCTACCAAGCGGTTGGTGCTCTTGGTAGCGGCATCAGTGCTGGCAACAACACCCGCTGCCATACCACCAGCGCTGGATGCAAGCTGGGCATTTGCAACCTGAGCAGACATACCCATAGCACGCAGCGCGCCGGACTGTACCACGAGAGCCTGTGCGTGCTGCTGGGAGACACCCTTGGCCATGAGCATAGTAACTGCCAACTGCTGTAGGATGCCCTTGGCAGTCAGACCCGCAGCAAGCGTACCCTTACCAAGCACCTGCTGGAAGCCAACCAGACCGGCAAGCATGAATGCCTGAGCAGCCTTGAACGCAATCAGGATACCGATGACAGAGCCGAGCCCCATCATAATGTTGATGAACTGAGCAATACCCGGAGCAGCATTGATGAAGCGATCCACAGCGCTGGTAGCAGCGAGCACAGAGTCAGTGAGCTTGTCCAGACCGGAGCCTTCACCGACAGACGCCTTACCGATGGAGTCACCGATGTTCTTGAAGCCGTTGGCAATACGCTTGAGCTTGGCGTCTACTGTCTCGTAGATACCAGCGGTGGACTCAGTAAGGAAGCTGCCATCCTTCCAAGCCTTGTTCGAGTTCTGCAGCGAGTCCGTGAACACGTTGTAGCCGTTGGCCAGTCCCAAAAGGAACTGCTTGTCAAAGACGTTCTTGGCTCCAATGTCATCAAGCACAGCGGAGACAGAACCAGTCTCAGCGATGGCGTTCTTGATGCCGCCTACGTACTGGTGGAAGAACTTGGAAGGATCGGACTTGAAGAGTGCAAGGGCTTGGTCAGCAGCCAGCCCAGTGTACTTACCATACTTCTGGAAGGACTCAGCGCCCTCATCAGCGGCACGGTTGAGCCCCAGCATAATACGCTGGAAGGCACCACGAGCAAGTTCAGGACGGATACGGACAGACGCCAGAGCACCAGACAGACCAACGATTTCGTCAGCAGCAAATCCGAACTGGGCACCGGCAGCAGAAATCTGGTTGTTGACCGCGATGATTTCCGCTTCAGTGGCCGCAGACTTCACACCAACGTAAGCGATGGCGGAACCGATCTGGTTGAAGAAGTCAGGGTTGAGCTTCTGAGGATCGTAAGAGTTCTGCAACCGACCGAAGGCAGTAGCAGCTTCATCAATGGAGACGTTGGACGCAGCGCCGAATCGTGCTACAGTCTCAGTGAAGCTTTCGATATCCTGACCGGCGATACCGAGCTGACCACCAATGGTAGCGATCTGAGAGAACTCACCGAAGGTCAGCGGAATCTCAGTAGCGAGCTGCTTCAACTCATCGCGGAGCTGGGCAAAGCCGCCAGTGCTGTTGGCCAGAGTATCGTTGGTACGGATGACCTGTGCGAAGTCTTTTTCGTATGCGATGGCGACAGCAGCCGTTGCCACAGGGATAACCTGCATGGCAGCAGCGATCACCGCGTAGGTCTGCCCCACATCGTACAGCAGATACCGGGAGTTCGACAGCGAGTCATTGAGTTCCAGCGTGCCGGAAGCAGCCCCCCGCTGAGCACCCTCGAGCCGAGCGGTACGTGCTGCAGCCATTTCGGTGGCACTGGCAGCGCGCGTGGTAGCGGCACCCTGATTGATAATTGCGGTAGTGGTACGGACAGTCTCAGTGGCTAGCTTCTGCTGATTGACTGCTTCGATACCCGCCATACGGGTACGAGACTCAGCGTCCTTGCGAGTAAGGTTGGCAGACGCGGTAAGCCCGTTGGCAAGAGTGGCCTGCCGAATCTTGTTCGCTTTTGCCTCAGCAATGGCAGTGTCATTGGCAGACTTCTGACGCTTGGACTGGTTGACAATTATCTGACCGTCAGCCTTGGCAGCAAGGACAGTGGCCTTGGCGCGGTCCTGCTCAGAACGGATGAGAGCAGCGTTCGCACGAGTGATTGCACTCATGCTCTTGCTTACAGCATCAAGGTCACCCTGATTGTTTTGAAGGGTTTTGTGGAGACTCTGGAGAGTCTTGTCAAGGTCTTTGGCGGCGGTGTCCAGCGACCTAATGCCAGCCTCAGACTCCTTTGTGCTGATGACAACACTGGCGTTGAAATCGTTAGCCACTCTTACCGTCCTATATCATAGTTCCTGATTCTAGTCAAGTCTATCATTGACGCAAAAAAGCCCCTTCCGGCATTGAGCCAGAAGGGGCTTTAGAGTTTTGCTAGCGCTACTACTCTAGCACAGGAATGTAGAGCGGCGGCTGTCCCCACTCAGACCACTTCACGTCCTGTTCAATGAAGCGCGTAATGACCTCTGTACCGGAGCGGCGTCCCTCAGCATCCCGAGTGACAACCTCAATCCAGATGGAAGGAATGTTGTCAGGGTTGAAGCCGAAGGAATGCACATCAAGGACAGTGTACTGGTCATCAAGCTTCAGCTCACGGAGCAGTTCGTGTACCATCGTCCACAGGTTGCTGACAGGATACTTCTTAGTGTTCGGCACTCTTGACCTTCTTCTCTGCTTGCTTTGCAGCCTTGGCGATCATTTCATTTTGGAAGTCAGCCCTTGTGGGAAGCTTCTCTCCCTCAGCAGGAATCGGCTTGACGAATAGTGTTCGTCCCGGCTTGTCCTGCTTGATCTTCTTCTTTTCCTGCTCATCCCACTTACAGGACTCACAGTCAACGTGGTCATGCTCGAACTCAATAGCGGTGTTCTCTGAGTACGCCCACCAGATAGGCACCGCACACTTTGGACACTTCTCAGCGTCGATAGTCTCGTAAGCCGCAGCTAGTGCATAGTCTGCCCAGTGGGGCTTGTCCCGTTTCCGGTGATCCCCTAAGATCATCCGTGCCGGTGACCAGCCCCACTCTTTGGCAGTCCTGATGTACTGCAGGTAACCCCGCTGACTAGGCCGAGTTAGGGCTTCGACAAAAAATCAGCGTCCGAAGCGATGGCCTGCTGGAAGACTCCGTTGGCAAACGTCAGAGTGTTCATCGCTTCCTGCAGCTTGTACCACTCGCTCTCAAGGATGGAAGCACGCAGCTCTTCGATGAACTCGAGCGAGACAGCTTCCTTGTTGACCTGACCCTTGGCGTTCGTGGTCTTCACGATGCACTTGGACAGCAGGTCACAGTCAACCTTGTGGCTGATCCATTCGGCGCGCTCTTCTTCGTTCTCAACGGTGTCATCCTCGAGCTTGGCACCCTTGCGCTTCCACTGCTTGATGATAAGCTTCCACTGCTTGGGAGCAGCACCACGAATGGTGAAGGTCAGCCGAGAGGCCGCGAGCTGCTTCAGTAGTTCCGCAGAGCGTGCTTCCAGCTCAGCGATCTGGGCGTCAACCTCTTCCTTCTCCGGGGAATCGGTGATGCCGCCGTTCTCAGCAGCGGCGAGCTTGGCAGACTCGTGCCCCAGCTCTGCAATCTCGTGCAGGGCCATGTTGTACTCGTGTGCTGCTTCACCGTCAAGGAAGATCGACACGTCATCGGTGGGGTAGGAAACACCCTTGAGCGCGGCTGAGAGGTCAAAGCTCTCTTCCGACTTGAGTTCTTCAACCTTTGCTTCTACTGCTTCAGACAATTGACTCTCCTGTTGTAATGTGCTATGTCCGTGAACAAGCCTATCATAGAGACGAAAAAGCCCCTCAGCACAAGACCGAGGGGCTTTATCAGGAGAAGCTATGCAGCTACCGGAACGTTGATTGCCATGACGCCCTGTGGACGGAATGGAACAGTCATCTGAACTGGAGCGCCGCCTTCACCTTCAATGTCCTGTGGCAGGTCAGAGAAGAACCGGAAGACGGACACGATGTGACCGGCAGCAGGCGCAACGGTGTGCTTGTAACCGTGACGGGAAACAAGCCAGCCTTCTACACGCCCGGACTTGAACAGGTTCGTTGCCGTGGTGAAGATGGTTGGGGTATCAGCCGTTGCGTCACGGAAGAAGGACAGGTTACCCTCGTAGTTACCCCACGTAGGAGTCTGTACGTTACCTTCATCGGTGATGGTCTTGCTGTCATCAGTATCCGAGTCAGTTGCACCAAGCGTGTAGCCGGTGACAACAGCAGCGGAAATGTTGGTACCAGCGGTAAGCTGAGCAACAGTCGGTGCAGCAGGGTTGGTGATACCTGCCAGAGGTACCCACCAAATCGTAGTGTTGGGGCTCATCATTTTAGGCACTAGGTATCACTCCTTACGCAACAAGTGCGCGGTTGAGTTCCATGTTGCCCTGCGGCAGGAATGGAACGGTGAATTCGATTGGTCCGCCATCCTCAACCACGTCCTGTGGGTAATCGGAGATTACCTTGTAGGAAGAGACAACCTGAGTGGCAGCAGCGGCAACGCTGGAGAGGTAACCCATCCGGCGAACAAGCCAGCCAGTCTGACGGCCAGCCTTGAAGAACTGGAACGCCTTGTAGTAGTCAGACGTGGTGTCAGCAAGGTTGCCTTCACGGAAGAACGTGATGTTGGCTTCGTAGTTGTAGTACGTAGGCAGCTCAACGTTCGCGGAATCGCAAATGCTGGTGGAGTCGTCAACGTCAGACTCAGTTGCGTTCAGGGTGTAGCCGGACACCACAGCACAAGAGATATTCCGTGCAGCGGTCAGCAGGGCAGCGGACGGCGACAGCGGATTCCAGTTGGCGGACTCAGGGACCCACCAAATGGTAGTGTTCGGGCTCATCATTTTAGCCATTGTCGGCACCGTCCTTAGCGGTTGCAGGCTTCACGTCTTCAGCCTTGTCTTCCTCACCGTCAAGCGATGGGCCAACAGGTCCGAATGGGATCACGCCGTTCTTGATTGGTTCGCCATAGACTTCGATTTCTCGAGCGGTCTGGGCATCTGCTATCTGCTTTTTGGTTGCAGGCTCAAGGGCTTCGTGGTTTTCAATCTCGGTGGGGAGTACCCAACTCAGAATCCCTGTAACCTTGTGAACTGCTAGCACTCTTTCAGCCACTTGTCAACTCCTTTTCTTCTCTTACAATAATAGCAGGTGTTTGTCAAGCCCCTACTGGTTCACCATTTTGGTAGAAACGCAAGGACTGGTTTGAGGCAAAACGGGTAGGATTTCCCAAGTGGGAAAGCTTGCCTGTACCGCCGAATAGTGCAGGCCGTATCTCCCCGCACCCTGTAGGCTTGAAGCCCAGCAGTTTGTTTGTCGCACGCTGAAGCACAAGACGCGCGGTAGCTGGCTGACTCGCAACTGCCTGCAGAACAATCGTGGTTTCCGCAGTGTCGTGCTTAGCCCCTGCAATTCCATTGATCCGCCGTGGCGCTTCCACCAATCCACCGAATGACACGGTGACAAAAGGCTGAATCATATCCGTACCCGGAATCAGAGTTACCGGGATTTCGTCAGGCAATTCATCTTCGTAAACCGGAATGTTGGGGTCTGTCTTTAGCAGGGTAACGATTTCCTGCTGGCTTTCATAAAGTCCCATTAGCGGATTCCCTTATCGTCCAAGTGCTTTTGTGCTGCCATGACTGCATTGGTAATGGCGTGCATTCCGCTGACCGTAATCGGTCCGCGTCGAGTCTGGACAACTCCACCGTCTTCCTGAATGGTGTAGTATTTCCGCTTGCGCTTCAGCCAGCCCAGCTTGATTTCGATACTCGTACCGCGCTGGCGCACGTCAACATCAAAGTCTTCGTACATCTGGCCAGTCCAGATACGGTTGTTCTTCGGCTCAATGGACAGGTCAGAGGGCGTCGTGGCAATGGTGTTCTGGCCGGTGTTCTTACCGATAATGCCAGCGATCAGTGCTGCCTCAGTTGCGTCCTTGCGAGTCTCCTGCTTCACCTGCTTGTTGAAGCCCAAGAGCCCACGGCGCAAGTTCACCCGCCCCTCAATACCTGCCCTAGCCATTACCCCTGCTTCATGTTGTTCTGTGCAGTGATGACGCGCTCCCAAGCGTTTGTGCTGGATTCGTCACCGTGTACGTAGTAGATATCCCCCACCTTGGAAGGGTCAGAGTCATTGTGGAGAACTGTGATCCGGTCATTGATCTGCAGCTCAAACGCCAGTGGGATCAGTTCGTTCTCAGTGAATCCAATGGCAATCCTCATGCGCTGGAACTTGGCAGCATCCTCAACAAAGTCCCGGTTGGTGGGGAACGCAACCTTCTGGATGCGCGCCCTGCCCTGATAGACAGCCTGAGTGGTAGCACCTTCCACAGTGTTCGTGTCCGGGTTGTACTCACCACGAGTCAGTACCCGCTCAATCAGCACACGCCCCAAGTGTGTCGAGTTCACCGTGTTCCGGTGGTGGTAGGCAAACGCGGGATGGAATGCACCCCTCATCGGAGCTGCCACTTCGTTGGGTACTCGGTGAACTCCACCAGCTCAAAGGCTTCCAGTGCAGCGTCATCCAAGTCCGCTTCCTTCTGGCGGTCACGGAACTCTGCTGCAACCTGACGGAGCGAGTTGGCGATAACCGAGCCATCTGTGCTCAGGTCTTCGGTACGGATTTTCTTGGAGACAAGAGCTTCATTTGCAGCGAGAGCCAGAAGCACATCGGCAGCAGCGCCGTACAGCTTGTTCGCATTGAGCGCGAGGAAAGAGTTGAGCTGGCCATCATCCATGAGGTAGTCAGCCGGTGCCGCTGGATTGGCGGGGTCCTTGTACTGCTCAGTCTGGGACACGAGCGCGCGCAACTGACCAAGCGGCGTCTCATAGTTGGGAGGGAAGATGTTTGCCATACCATCAATCGTACCATTTGTCAAATAACCAAAGTCAGGATTTTCCGGCAATGGTTATAACCAGCTTTACTAGGATCAGATAAAGTGACCTAAAGCTTGTAAAGAAAAGCGGCCCCACCTGTGGAGAGTCAGGTGAGGCCGCTAAGCGGGAGCACTGCTGGAGTGAAAGGAAGAAACTCTCCAGAAGCTCAGAACCGCAGTACCTACTATACCATACAAGAAAACCCCGCAACCGAAGTTGCGGGGCTCTCAGTCAGTCGCTTAGACTGGGACAGACATGTAGTCTGGAGCAGCAGCGTTGGATTCACCAGTCGATGCGTACATAGCCGCACCGAACCAGAACCCACCAGCCACAACGTGGCGCACGCGGTACTCAATGTCATCGTTGAGCAGCGAACCTTCCAGAGAAGGAACAGCGCCACCGCCGAGGTACAGGCCGGTGTTGCCGGACTGACGGAACTCAGGGGCTTCGTGGTTCCGCAGGAAGTTGACCACGATGGAATCGCGGACACCATCGTTACCGCCGAGCGGTACGAGGAACCAAGTGGTAGCAGCGTTTGCAGACTTGTTGATCTGAGTCAGGTAGTCATTGACCACGAGAACCACATCAGAGTTGCTGGTGCTGGTCTGGAACTTGAGGTCACCTTCGGTGACTTCAATCTGACCAATGTTCAGAATCCGCTCTGCAGTGGTCTGCAGGTTGGTAGGAACGATCAGTGCGAACTTCTGCACCGTGACGTAGTTGCCGTTGACCTGACGGGCGCGGACTTCACGCTTGGCGAACTCGAGCGCGTTCAGGCTCAGCTTGTAGCGAGTACCGGCAGTGCCGGTGGTGCCCATCGCGTTGCCGTTGTCAGCAGAGAACGTGGTTTCGTTGACACCGCCAGCAGTGACCAGAACCTCAAGGGCTGCAGTCTCTTCCGTGGTCTTGGCGAGGCGAGCCATTTCACCCGGCAGCGAGGCGATGAAGCCCCACTCATCGTTGATAACGTCTTCCCACGAGAATGGGATGCGAGCACCGTTCTTACGGAGGGACAGACCCTTCTCCGAAGTGGACCAACGGAACGTTGGGTACTCGGTGAGTTCAGGGACGTTCGGCAGCGAGTGAACCGCAGTGCCGTAGCCGCCGTTGTCCTCGAGGTCCACAGCGCCGTTGAAGAGGAATTCCTTCTTGCGCTTCGGCTTGAAGTCCTCGAACACATCGCGCTTGGCGAACTGGGTCCAAGTCGTGGGTAGTCCAGCGTACTGCTTCAGCAGCTCAGACGAGTTCGCGTAAGCGAACGTGCGAGCAAGGTCCGAAGTGGAGATTGCTTCGTTGAGGACATAGCCCTCAGAGACAATCTGCTTGATACGGCCACGAGCGCGGAAGTCACCCTTGATGGCATCGCCAAAGACCTTAGCGGCCTCTTCAATTACTTTGAGATTATCCATTGTGCGTTAGTCCTTACGCGCTAGCAGTTACTTGACCCGGCTGCAGAATCTTCACGATTGCATCGCCAGTGCCTGTGCCCTTAGCGCGGATAGCCGCACCGAAGAGGAAGTTGCCGGTTGCGGTAGCAGTCAGCGTTCCGCCCGGAGTGATGTAGACCGGAGTACCGTAACCTGCCAGTGCGCCAGCAACCTGAAGACGCCAGACGCCTACGTGGGAGACAGAGGCGAAGTTGTCAGCGTTGCCGATACCGCCCGTAGGCTGGTCAACACCGTTGATACGGTTACGGCTATCAACCGCGCCGCCTTCGTCCGTCTCGGCAACCGCGTTCAGGATGCCGATACGCAGAGGGGTACCGGAGAGTACACCATTCGGTACCGGAGCGGAAAGGTGATTACCTTCCTTGAAAATCTCATTCAAAGCCACTGTAGGCTCCTTTCGTTTCTATAACATAGTACCATGAGAATTGTCAAGGGCTCACGGTAAAAAGTTTGAGAGGGGCAGGTAGACCTATCTCTACCTGCCCCAGTAGCACATTGCGATGCTTCTCAGCTTTGCCCCTTGTGCTTAGGGAGACAGGATCACCGCCTAGTTAGCCGTAAATACCGGAGAATGCATTCTCGAGACGGGCAGACTCAGTGAGGTTACCCTCATCTTCGATGTGACCTGCACCGCCAGAAGCTCCAGCCTCAGCCAGAATCTCTTCAGCGATTTCCTTCTCAGCCTTGATTGCCTCATCCAGCGGCTTGCCAGCTTCGACAGCCTCAAGGACACGAGCGCGCGCCTTGGTGGACAGCTTGGCCTCAACCAGAGCTTCAGCAATCTCAGAAGCGGACGGACCCTGCTTCTCTTCAGGCTTGCCAGCTTCCTCGAGAGCCTTGGCCTCAGCCAGTGCCTTGTCTGCACGAGCCTGCTTCTCTTCAGCCAGCGACTCATTCAGAGTGTTGACACCCTTGGTCAGGTTGTCCAGTGCGTCAAGAAATTCCTTGGGCAGTTCCAATTTCTGTTCCTCTTTCTGTTCTTCCAGTTCGGTGGAAGGGTCTAGTTTTCCTGCTTCAACCAGCTTGTCGAATTCACCACCGGCACCGCCTACGGTTACCACGTCCACAGAATGAACGGCAGTGAACTTAGCCAGCTCCATCCCATTCTTGCCTTCGGTCATTTCACCTTGAGCACGAATGGACATTGCGATTACGCCAGCCTCAGCCAATTCCTTGATATCCGCACGAGCGGACTCCTTGAATGTTGCGTTGGCGTAAAGGTCACCGTTCTCATAGACAGCATCGCTGGAAAGCCAGCCGATGATATCCTGCACCTTGCGTTCCGGCTGATCCCATTTTTCGTTTGCACTGGGATGGTTCAGGAAAATGCGAGTCTTTTCCTTGAAAAGGTGTGCGCCTTCTTCAAGAACCTCTTTAGGGTAGTAGGCCGAAGAGCCCTGACGGTCACCCTCAATGATCTTGATTTTCCAAGTCTTGCCGGTTAGATCACCTACAAGACTTTTCTCTTCCAAAAGCTTTGCAACAGTCAAGTTGTCACGCTCCTAATCTCTTTACCAATATTAGCATGAGGCTTGACAGCACCCCGTTTGTGTGCTAGAGACAAAAGAAATACCCCCTCCGGGTATGGAGAGGGTATTTCAGTTAGGGCACTTAACCGGTATTGTTGGCCCGGTCAGCGCGGGCTGAGTGCTTCCACCAGCGGTTCGGTAAACATGGCGTTGCCCTTGTCGTTTAGGTGGTAGTCGTCCCCGTAGAGACCTAGCGCGAGTGCTTCCGCGCTGCCGATGGTGGGCATGCGCAGGGACATGTCCACCACGGCGGCGGCGGTGTCCGATGCGGCCCCGTAGATGGCGGTGACGTAGTTGGCCCACGGCTCCAGGGGCGTGGCGTACTTTGCTTCCATGTTGATCACAAACATGATGGCCGGGTCCGGGTTGGTGTAGGACTTCAGCTTGGTGACGATGGAGACAAGGTTGGCCCGCAGCGAGGCCGACGTTTTGTTGTGCAGGAACTCGTTTTCCCCCAGCGCGATCACCAGCAGGTTGGCATTGATCGATGCCATCCGGATGATCGGGCTGTCATTGCCGGCGGGGATGAAGTGGGACGCCTCGTAAGAGTGATGTCCGGCCTCATAGATGTGAATGCCCTTGGTTTCGTCGCCGTCGAAGACGTAGACGCCTTCGGGCTGCACGGGGGCCCCGGACACGTAGGCTACCCGGACAGTGTGCGATCCGGACGCGCCCAGCGTGATGCGAAGTGAACCGGTATCGGCACCGCCGGAACCCATCGTCTCCAGGTTTGTGACAGCGCCGCCGTCCACGGACCAGCCCAGCACGGCGGTAGCGGATTTCTTCTGGTACAGCAGATCCACGGACGTTCCTGTCACGGTCCACTGCACGTAGTCGTCCGTGGAATCCAGAATGCGGGAGCGGAGTCCCAGCCCGGATGCGGTGAGGTCGGCTGTGGTGGTGCCGCCGTAGGTGACAGCAGAGAGCGCCGTGCCGCCCGCGTACTGCGTGGGGTAGTAGCCCAGCCCGCCGCCTGCCCCGATGCCCGTTGTTGGATACTTGGTGCGGAGCCGGGACAGTACCTTGTCGATGTATCGCTTGGTGCCGGGGCGGGCGCTGGCTCCCAGCCCCTCGGTAACGCTATCGCCCAGCCAAATGACTTTCGCCGGGGTCGTGTCCCGGTTTCCGAGAGCGGCGAACCAAGGCTGAAGGGCCTTGTAATTCTGCGTCTGAATGGCCTCCCATCCAAGCTTACTGCGGTCCAGCTTGGGAGCCACGGCGGTGCCAATCGTGGCAGAAAGTGCCGCAACTGTTTCAGGGCCAGAGGTAACCTGTTCAGCTACAGCAGCATCAGTAGCACCCTCCACCAGCACAGAACCCGTCTGCCCATTCACAGAAGTCACTCCTGCAACAGGTGCCGTGTAGGGCATTGCAGGAACACCTGTAGGCAAAAGGTCAAGGTCTACAACAGTCTGTCCAGATGTGAGCTGGAAAGTCTTTGTTTTAGCCGGGAGAGTTGCGCGGTCAGTCTGGTACTGAATTGTTGCGGTGTAGTACCAATTCTTATAGGCATTTCCAGCCTCATCCTGAAAACCGTCTTGGTCCGTGTGAGGCAATACAAATTGCCCTGCCACACCTTCAGTGGAAGCAATTTCTTCCATGAAATTCACCAGAGGAATTCCAGTGGCAGTATGAATTAGTGAGGCACTAGGAGTGATGGTTATATGTTGCCGGGTAAAGGCACCTGAAAATGTCTGTGCCACACCTGCCGTTACTGTTGCGGTTGTAATTCCGGCTGGAAGAGCCACCTTATACCCCTTGCTCGATGATTTGTCAACTAGCAATAAGTTTAGCAGGACAGCAAGAAGCCCCTGTACCGTAGCACAGGGGCTTCTGTCAAGGGGCACTTAACCGGTCTTTCGTAGCCCTATGATTGGGGCCATGGGGACACTCTCGAAACTTTGGCCTGGGCTTGGCCGTGACCTGATGCTGAACAGCGTTATCGCGTCACCTGCTTTCCCGCGTCCGCTCCGCCACCGCGCTCTACGGGCCTACGGGCTCAATGTCGGCAAGGCGCGGATCAGCCCGGACGTGTGGTTCGGCAGCCGTCGCGTGACCGTAGGGGACCGGCGCCGTGGTAACAGCCGACTGCGAGGACCACGGGGTCTACGGTGGGGTGCCTGCCCGCAGGATCAAAGACCTACAGGCAGACACCGTCAACTCCTAGAGCGCGTTCTTATCCCCAACAACGG